CCTCTGACGCCAACCTCATAGAGTTGATCTGTTTGAGTGTTAGTCTGGTCTTCCTGGTGTCCTCTGAGTCCAATATGGAGATGTCGTTCTCTGGCTCATAGGTCTTGTCCTGTTCAAAACCGTCTGCTGTGTATGTGAAGAATTCAAATAGTTTCATCGTGCGTATTTAATCCTTTAGACCTGGCCTCCGCCACCTGTCCCACCCGGTGTGGTACCACCGCCTCCTGGCGTCTGTCCCGGCTGTCCCGGTTGTGGTGAGCCCGGTTCTGGTGATTCTGGTTCCGCTGTTGGTTCCTCGAACTGGTCTAGGTCTCCCGTTATGCCAGACTGTGTGACTCCTGCGCTACGTAATTGATTGGACTTGGTCTGTTTTTTCTGTGGCACGTTGTTTTCCTCTGCCCAAAGCTCGGCATTCCTCGCCATTTCTTCTTCGGATAGTCCAAGATATCTCTTCAGTGCGAATCTCTTACTCATGTAAGGCAGATCGGCAATTGCTGTGAACGTGTTCACACGTGCTTGGTCCATCTCGGTCTGTCTGTACTGTGCGAAGTTCTGTGGTGGATTCAGTTTGAGTTCAAACATTCCGTTGTCGATGTTGTAGCCTTTGCTTTTGATCCAAAGTTTGAATTCCTCGTCGAACGTTCCGGCCAACATTGATTGTAGTCTGGCACAATACTTGTTGAATCTCAATTCCTGTATGTAGGCGGTTCCAACCCTGCCGTCGTTGTACTGTTGCTGTCCATCTTCAGCACCTGTTGGTAGGTAAGAACTTGGTATCCTTAATCCTCTGAACAGTTTGTTTGTGAAGTATCTCAGGTCATCTATCTCACCCAGGTTGGTACCTCCCGGTAGCGTGTCCACCTTAGATCCCCTACCTTCCGCAGTCTGAGGGAAGAAGTAATCCTCGTTGATGCTCATTGGGTTGTATGTGGCGTCTATGAAGTTCGTACCACCTGCTGTTGACGGAATCCTTCTCTGGTTGATCTCGTTTTTGACCCTCTCAACGAACTGCATCGCCAAGTGTGTTGGCATGTTGCCCACGTCGATGTAGAACACTCGTCTCTCCGGTGCCCTCTGAACCCTGTAGATGATTATGGCATCTTCCAATAGTTCTTTTTGTTTGTAAACTTTGAAAACTTGTTCCAGCACTGATTGTCCAAACGGGAACAGGTTGTCTAGTCCATCAGACATGCTCATGTGTATCACGTGTTCCGCGTTGATGTTGTAGGCGTTCATGGTCTTGTAGAACCTTCCGCCCTGTCCTCCGGCGAAACCACTCATGTTTGCCGTGGCACCCGCATTGGCGTAACTTGATCCGTATGCCGCGGTACCACCACCTGTGGTTCCTGCGCCACCATAGGTCTGGTTTGGTGTGATCTGTGTCGCACTCAATCTCTGTAGGTTGGGGTTGATGTCTCGGATCACGTACTGTTCTGGCTTCTTGCCCTCTGATTCGTTGACCACGATCCTGTCCACCTTGGCGTTGTCCACGTACAACCATTTCATGGTCTCTGGATCCCTCACGAAGAAGCAGTCACCGTACTTCAGTGCGTTCCTGAATATCCTGAATATCCTCTTGTTGAACTTGTTTGACTTGGTCCACTGCTGTAGTGCCTTCTTCAACAACTTGACTTCATGTTCCGTGGTCTCGTCCTTGAACACTATGTCGAACGGTGTCTCGTTCTCGGTGTTGGTCTGTGTGGAGAATTCCGCGAGTATGTCTAACGCCGCGTTGATCTCGGAGTCAGAATCCATCTGGTCATACTGGAAGTATCTCTGTATCCTGTTGGGGTGTCCCGTGTACACGTCCGGCAGGTAAGAACTGTAGTTCCTCTTGGCGAAGTTGGGCACCTTCTCACCTGATATGGGAGACAGGTTAGCGTCTTTGAAGTATTTTTTCCAAGCCATACTTTATTATACTAGACTTCCGCCCATGTTCGCAAGTTTATTATTGAAGTTTTTGGTATTCTTTTCTGTCATGGCACCTATCGTTACAAGCGTATTTAAGTGTTGTGCTACCTTTTTGTTCAAATCTATCAGTTCTTTTGTGTTTGAATTCAATGTCGTCATGTCCATGGCCGTAGTGTTATTGGTGATTGTGTCACCCGCTGTGGTGTTGTTGTTTGTGATTATTCCCGCATCCGCTAGTAGGTTGGCTAACTGTCCTATGTCGTTCTTGGGCACAACCGCTTCCACGCCATGTAGCATGGCAGGTGTTCCGTCACCAAAGTTCCTGAATCCCTTCGATCCTGTGTTGAATAATTCCATGGGCATTTCCGACGCCGCAAAATCGCTTATGATGGACCCACCGTCCGGAGAACTAAAAAAGCTGGCCGCCGAATCTTTGAATTTTGTTGGTTCTTTAACTTCTTCACCTTTTATCGCCTTGCCAAACCCTTGTATAGCAGGTGTGAGACGTTCCTTCATTATGGTGGTCAGTTTCTCAAATTGGTTGCCCAATCCTTCGCCGACATCGATCAATGAATTTTCGTCATATATGAATGCTCTAAGCAATTCAAATCTTGTGGTCTCGAAAGCAGATTTCAAACGATCTGTTTCAGTACGCAGTGCAACTAGCTCGACAATATTGTCGCCCCTGGCCGCTTTCTCACGTTCTACTATCTCTGGGTCCACAACATTTCCTATCGCGGCCGCTACTGCATTCAAGGCCTCACCGAATCCTCCACCGACAAGTGCGGCATCACCAAACGCTTCTGCGTTCTGCATCACGCTGGCGGATATTGACTTGATCGAGTTCTGGAATGCCACAAGGTCCCCGGTGTTCTGGAACACTTTGATTGCGTCACCAAAAGCACCGGCCGACATGGCCTCAAGTTCTCTGCTGGTCTCACTTATTGGTGCTCCGAGACCCACAAATTCTTTTGCCAGTTGTTTTAATGGTCCGGGCAGTTGACTTATTCCAAGGGACAGTGTCTGAGCATCGTCGGCATTCATTTTGGCTAACTGTGATTGGAACACACCATCTGCGGCCATGGCCATGTTCTGCTCGTTCAACGTGTCGACGCTCTCTCCGGTCAACTTGGACAGTGTCACGAGATTTTTTGTGTATTCCTTCGTGCCTTGTAGCAGTTGACTCTGAGTCATCTGTTCCACATTTCCCCTCGCCCTCTGTAGTTCGAGGAATGTTCCGAGGTATTCGGATGTATCGTCTAGTGTAAGACCGAACTTGGCAAACTCGTTCTTGGTCAGTATTCCTAGATTGTTCATCAGTCCCGCTATCTGAGGCACACCTCGGTCAACAGTTCCAAACAGTCTGGCAAGTGTGCCTGAATTTTTCGCGACAAGGTCTGTGAATTTACCCAGCGGCATCATCGAATCGGCCTGAGCCTTACGCAACATAACTATGGAAGATCCAAACGATGCCCCTGATTTGGCCAGTTGTGAAAACGATTCAACGTTTGAATCTATTTCACGTGAGAATTCTTTCAGCAGTTTGCCTGCGTATGGTAGTTCGCCAAATCCTTGGTCAACCAGGTCTTCTAGACTCTGAATCGTTGCTGTCGTGTCCGACAGTGCCAGCGCAGTCTTGGCCATGGCCACCCCTGTGCCGATGACAGCGTCTTTCAAGAAGGTCAGTCCTTTTACCACTAATCCCATTGGTGACGGCAGGCTACTGAACGATCTTCCTAATTTTTTAGTGTCTTTAATAAGGTCATCAAACTCCATGCTTAAAGCATCAGTGATTTTACCTTGTCCGATTAGTGCTTCTTTATATTTCTGGTATATCTGTATGGATCTCTTTTTGGCCTCGTTCTCGGCCTTCTGGGTTCGTGTGCCTTCTATGACTTTTTTGTTGGTACTGCCTAGTACCCTGACCAACCCTTTTAGTTCACTGGTTAGTTCTTTAAGCAACTGTTCTAATTCTCTGTCCATACGGTTTTATTTCTCGCTTTTTTATACGCATATAAATATTGACGCCTATACGCTTTTAGTGTATATTTATGGATACAAAAAATATGGAAAATTCTAACCCATTACAGAAATACTACAGGCAACCGGCCATATACATCAAGTTACCCAGTGGTGGCAGATATTATCCCAAGGATGTGTTCACGCCCACCGAGACCGGTGACATACCCATACTGCCCATGACTGTAAAAGACGAGTTGGCATTCAAGACACCTGACGCCATGATCAACGGTCAGGCCACTGTGGATGTCATCAAGAGCTGTGTGCCAAACCTTTTAGATCCATGGAAGATGGTCAACTACGACACCGATGCGGTGCTGTTGGCTATCAGGATAGCGACCTATGGCGAGACAATGGACATCAGTTTCCGTGTGCCGGGCACTAACGAGGAGCAATCCCATTCACTCAACTTGCCAGCACTACTAGAGGACCTAGGCAAGGCCAAGATAGAGGACGAGACCACCACGTCAAAAGGATTCAAGATAGAGATACGACCTCTTGACTACAGAACGCTAACAAAGATCCAGATCGCGAGGTTCGAACAACAGAAGATGTACGGCACCATAGACAGCAGTGCGATGACAGAAGAGCAGAAGCAGACCGCTTTCGCCAAAAGTTTCGAAACATTGAACATGGTAAACTTCTCACTGTTGGTGGATTCAATCAAGTCTATAACAACACCCGAGGGCAACACAGTAGTTGACCGGGCACAAATAATTGAATTCTGCAACAAGGCAGACACCAAGACCATAAAAGAGATACAAGATAAACTCTCTAACCTAAGGTTACAGGCACAGATACCTCCGTTGAAGATTAAATCAACAGAGGATCAAATAAAAAAGGGTGCACCTGCTTCTTTCGAAGTACCGGTGACATACGATAACTCAAATTTTTTCGGGTAAAACTACTGTCAATGGGGGACTCTGACATAGTGAGTTACCTTAAGGATTTCGATAACCAGGTCAAAAATCTCAAACTGGAAACAATGAAGGTGTGTTGGTTCATGCGTGGCGGTATAACCTGGCAAGAGGCACTCAACCTCTCACCAGATGAACGCGGCGTGGTATCACAATTGGTAAAGGAAAATATGGAAACCACAAAAAAAACCGGTCAGCCTTTCTTCTAGAATATAGTATACTATTATGGTGCGCAAAAAACCAGATAATTACAGAACATTATGTCGACTAACGATCTAGTCAAAGAACTCAAGGCCACAATCCAGGACATCTCGAAGGACAGGGATGACGCCTTGGCGAACGCCAAGGGCAAGGAGAGCCGAATCAAGCAGTTGATGATCAAGTTGGAACACAGCAACGACGATGTTCAAAGTTGCGGACACAAGATAGGTGAACTCAACAAGACCATAGCGAACCTGGAGGCCAAACTGGACACCAAGGAGAAGTTGCTACAGGAGGCGCTACAGCGGATCAAGGACATAAATGATGACTCAACCGAAGAACAACAAACAGACACCCACCCAGACGATCAAGCACTGGATCAGTGATTTCGTCACACGACCAAATCCCGTTTTCGGTGACCTACCGCCTTGCCCGTTCGCGCGGAAGGCCATCATAGATGGCAGGGTGGAGTTCCTGGAACTGGACGGAGTTGCTGACTACCCCACGCTGTCGCAACACATCGCGGACTTCGACTTCGATGAGAAGGACGTGCTGGTCATGATAGCGGAACCGGACCACTTCACGGCGGCCGAGACCGAACGGTTGGCCCATGACCTCAACGGATACTACATGCGCAGGGACATAGTGATACTGGAGGACCACCCTGAGATAGATGAACGTGTGAAAGACGTCAAACTGAACAACGGCCATTACACACTGTTCCTCGCACAGAGATTGTCTAAACTGAACAGATATTCTGAGATGTTAGAGAAAGGTCCCTATTATAAAAATTGGTCTAGGTCTTATCTGGAATCAGTGAAAGGTTTCCGAGATCCGAAAACCGATCGATCCTAGAGTCACGCTCACACAGCCTGCGATACTGCTTCTTGTCCCGGCTCCACTCCGTGCCCGTCCACCACTCGAAGCCCTTGAAGTTGGCCTTGTACAGGCTACTCCGCTCATAGCCCGAACCCATGTAGAAGTAACCCACATCGTTCATGGAGGCCCACTCGATCTCCATGTCCAGCGTGATGTCTGATATTGCCACGGTGTTGGCGTGTATCACCGACTCCAGTCCCGCCAGGTCCCGGCTGTCGTAGGTGTCGATGGTGCTGTAGTGGTCCATCTCGTACTTGTACCTCTTCTGCTTGGTGAATCCTATTATGTTGTCCGCGGTGCCCACGTAGAATATCATGAACTGGTCCCTGTCGTGGTAGTGGGCGAACGGTGTGTAGTCCTGCGAGAAGCCCTTGCGCTTCATGTACTGTTCGTATATGTGTGGCAGTCCCAACAGCCTCACCATCTCGCTGGCGTCTATTATCTTGGTGCCGATGTCACGGCCGTCCCACTGGTGTTTGGTGTATCTGGGCTTGTAGCGGTCCAGGTCTATGCGTGTGCTACGTGACTGGTACCACACCTCCTGATTCATCACAGGGTGGTCCAGCGCCAGCCAACCGCGATCCAGGGCCTCGTGTTCCTCGTCAGAGTCCACCTTGGCCATGGGTCGGCACAGCACCACGTCCGTGTGTTCCTGTTTGCCCAGAGTGTGATCCCAGAGTAGTTCCATTGTAGTGTACTTAATGGCCTGTCAGAGACGGCTTACGCCATCTGAAACTTCGCTAGCGCTCGTTTCTTTTTTTAACTTACGCAGTTGTGGAAAAAAGTGACGCATTTATGCGTCGCCTGTGGTAGATGAGCAGTCACAATTCGGCTATTTCTAGCCGAACCGACTTGAACCCTGTGGTGAGTTCGCAGTCACTATACATCGCTACCGTAGTCGGGCGGTTGTGCTGTACCCGTTAGCTCATTCATTACAACGCGAGCCCGCCATGTCTTTGTATAATAATCCATGACAGACCTAGGGATTATCTTTTTCTAAGAGCCCCATCATTTTTTGCCGTTTGCATCAAAGGATTCACCTGTCGCTGTTAAGCCGCATTTCCTTGCTCACTGGTTGCGATGCTATGTTTGCCTATGAGATTTTTTTGAGAAGTTGTGGTTTGCCTATCGCACTTGTTTATACGAGTTTTCTTTCTGGGTCAATCTTTTTGGCTTTAAATACCAGTCATGCTGTCTGTGAATGAAATAATGTCTCTGGATTTGGAAATTAAGGAAGGAAGACTATATCGTTGCGACATGTATTGCGGAAAGAACTGATGGTAGAGAACAATCTTTTGAATCATGGACTGGACTTGCCCAGCTGGGTGGCGGAATTTTTCCGAGAATCGGGCGGAGTAAATCTCCAAGAAATCGATTTGACTCAACTGTCACAGATTTGTCAACATCAAACGATAGATAGGCTCTTTGTGGACGAAAGTTTTGTTGATGAGAAACGATCAGATAGTCCGCACATCAAGGTCATTGACCTTATGGAGCAAGGCCGCGTTCGTGCGTTAATAGTGTACAGCAACCATCCATGGCACATACCCACATCGATAATGAATAAACTGGATAACTTGGCCATGTCCTGTCCTGTAACTATAATTGTCAATGGCTATTTCGAAAGAACATATAGGAACATCAAGGTGCACAACATAGACGCCTGGGAACAGCTGATAAGTCATTACTTTAACCTGCTTTTGGCACAGGAGTTACACAAAAGTCGACAACCTACAAAGACCTTCATGATACAGACGGTGTTCAAAGATCCTTTCAGGAAAGCAATAGGCGATCAACTTCGTGGTTCAAAGATATGGCACCAATTTGCCACCTCCGTGGGCACAAACACGAGCGAGTCGCTGGATGTTGGTAAACAAAAACTGATCCAAGACCTAGAGAGACAGCATGGTACCGGACAATACATCAACGCTCTGAGAGCATTTGGCAATGGTTTGCCAAATTTCAAAATCTACGAACAGGCGTTCTGCGAGTTGGTGTTGGAAACACGAGTCACCGGTGATTGGCACTTCACAGAAAAGACCTTCCGACCCATAGCGCTTGGTATACCTATAGTGCATTTGGGACACAGACCACAGCATGATCGTTTGCTGGACTACGGATATCTTCTGTATGACAATGGTTTCTACGAACAGTGGCACTCTGAGTCAGATACAAAGGAAAAATTATCATGCCTGACAGCGTTCCTCGATCACATACACGATTCCGAGACCGCTCGGGACAAGTTGGCACAAACCGCACAGCACAATTACCAAACATTTTGGAATAAACGTAAGAACAAATACTATTCACACACACAGACCATATTTGATTTGATATGTGGCGGCGATACTCTATTAAGTACAGTGTACAAGCGGATGAACCTATAGGAAATCTTTCAAATGTGGACGTATCGAGGAAAAGAAATTACTGATATTCCGGAAGAAGTTGTGGGGTTTGTGTACCTCATAACAAACACCACAAACGGTAGGATGTACATAGGAAAAAAACTAGCAAGATTCAAAAGATCCCGTCCGCCACTGAAAGGCAGGAAGAACAAGCGTAGATATAAGGTGGATTCCGACTGGCAGGATTATTACGGTAGCAGTGATGAACTCACAGCCGACGTTTTTAAACTAGGCCGGGAAAAATTTAAGAGGGAGATTTTGTTTTATTGTCATTCCAAAGCCGAACTTTCATACGTTGAAGCCCGAGAGCAGTTCGCTCGTAAAGTTCTGGAGAGTAATGACTACTACAACGGACACATCCGTGTTCGTGTGCACGGCAAAGGAATTCTAAAGAATGTCAAATAAGTGTGTGAGACCATTCATTGCCCACGATTATCAAACCAATAACCCATGCTGTATGTTGGGAAAAAATTACGAAAAGCAATCACTTCCTGAACTTTTATCTGATCATAATAAAGGAATAAGAAGTCAATTCTGCAGACGTTGTTATAAGACGGAAGATGAGGGAGGAATTAGTAAAAGGTTAGTTTCAAACAGACTCTATGAACGGTATCTAGGATTGTCAAAAAGGAATGTAAAAATCGTAGTGATTCCTACGGGCAATTTATGTAACCTTTACTGTGTGATGTGTCATCCCGATTCCAGCACAGCATGGTGGAAAAAAGCCTCCAGCATGTATCCAAAAGAAAAAATTATCACGGAACATGGGTTGGTATTGGAAACAGATCCCTCTCATATTAGCCAGATAAAAAATCTAGAACACATAGAATTCATTGGGGGCGAAACCTTAAAATCTTTTTCTTTATGGAAAGTTCTTTCTAACTTAAAAAAATCAACCAGTTTTTCTCTCCAGACTAACGGAACAGTGACGCTCAATAGCAAACAAATAGAGTTGTTGAGAAGTTTTGATAAATTTAATATCTGTTTTTCCCTTGACGGGTACGGTAAGATATTTGAATACATTAGGCAACCCGCTAAATGGAATCAGGTCCGAGACAATGTTCTCAGGTACATAGATAATTTTGGCAGGGATAGGTTGTCTATATATTTCACTGTGAGTAATTTGAATATTTTGTATATAGATAGAATAATGATAGAGCTGTTCAAACTATTGCCCACGAAGATAGAACTCAATTTTGTCCACGAAGACGAATTCAATTACCAAAATTTGCCCGAGCGTGTGGGGAAAACTGTTGAAAAGTTAAACCCGGGTTTTTTCAAAAATAGGAAAATTGAGTGGATCGGAACAGAAAAATCTATATTAGCCGCAAAACAAAATTTACAAGCACAAGACAAATTTACCGGACTTCAAAAAGAAAATTTTTTACCTGAACTTTTTGACTTACTATAGAAAAACCCCCAACTGTCACCAGCCGGGGGTTTGGGTTTTGCAAAATCCAATTATCGGTTACGCTGACTCTTTTGCCGCGTTCTTGATTTCTTGAATCTCTTTTCTTCTTGCTTTGATCAATTTAGCCAAGTTCGCAAGTGCCTTCCTGGCCCTTGTCGCAGATGCTTTCACACCCTTGTCTACGAACTTACCATTCTCTTCTGAGTAAGTCTGTATCTCGGTCATGATTGATTCATGTGTTTCATTTGACATAATTTACGTCCTTCCTTTGTTGTCGTACGATAACATTAATTAACGTCAGTGTAATTAAAGCACGTAAGAAGTGGTTCTGTCAATAGGAAATCTACACTATTATGTCGACATCATTGGCATAGTTGGTAAAACCGTTTTCTTTTACCACTTTCAGTACGGAGTTCACCCTGCTTACCAACTCGTCCTTGTGTGAAATCAGGAATATGTTCTTTTGTTGCGTCCTCGCCATGTCCTTCAGCACTGCCATTGAACTCTCAACACCGGATATGTCCATGCCAGCATCCACCAGCTCGTCTATGAACAACAGGTTGATCTGTTGATAAAGACTTTCCCACACGTCTCTGAACGCCCAGCTCATGCTTAGTATCAGCCTGTTACGTTCACCCCTGCTCAGGTTGTCAAAATCCAACTCCCTGCCCAGTTCCTCGATGCGCACACTCAGGTCCGCTTGGAATGTCACAGTGTGTGGCAGTTTGACCTTGCCCAAGAAGAACGCCAGTCTCTGGTTCAGGTATGTCAAGTTCTGTTCTATGATCCTGGTCCTGATGAACGAGTCCTTGGCGGTCAATAACTTGTACAGGAAGTCCTGGTGCCTGTGCAGGTCTTCCAATTCGTTGGCTTTCTCATAGTCCACTTGCTGTATGGCCTTACTTTCTAATTCCGCGATCTGCTCTGCGTAGGTGTCCTCTTTCTTCTCCGTGTGTTCCAACTGTCGTTTGAGATCCTGCAGTGATCCCTTGTGGTTGTAGGCCTCGTCTATGGTGTCATAGTAGGTGTCTGGCACCTGTCCTAGGTCTCCTATGTCATCTATCGCCTGTTGTATTTGGGCAAGATCACTTCCTAGTTTGTCTGCGTATTCACGGTTCTCTGTTAGATTGGTTTTCAGTTTGCCAACTAGGTGTTCGTGCTTGTCGTCGTGTAACGCCTGCTCGCAAGTGGGACACTTGGCCGCTTCCGCGAATTCCAGGTCCTTCTCGGTCTTCTCCACTGTGCTCTCAGCCTTGGTCAAAGAGTCCTCGTGGTAGGCCTTCTCCTTCATTAGATTGCGCAACGCTGTCTGTGCCTCGTTGTGTTTCTGCAGTTTCTTGTGTTTCTCGATCTCGATCTCGCTGTCCACCTTCTCCAGTTCCGCGATTGCCTCTCGGAAACTTTCGATGTCCTGTGCCTTCTGTTTGCTCCATGCGGCGGATCTGATCTTGAGGCTCTCTATGGACTCTTGTATCTTCTCGTTGGACGCTACCTTGGCATCTAATCTCATCTTCTCTTCCGTCAGCAACTGTTTCGTTGCCTTCTGTTTCTCACGCAGTAGGTCCGCTTTCTGTGATAGTAAAGTGATACCGAGCAACTGTTCTATGATCTCCCTCTGTTCAGCCTGCTTGGTGCTCAGGAAAGGTTGCGTGTAGGTGTTCAGAGCCACTATGTTCTTGAACATGGCGTGTGTCATGCCCAATAATTTGTTGATCTCTACTTGGGTCTCCCTGTTCTCGCCTTGTGCTTCGTTGCTGTCCGCCTTCTGTTCTATGTCGTTGGCGTAGAATCTGAATATCTGTGGTTTACGTCCACGCTCTATAGTGTAGGTGACACCGTTCTTGATGAACTTGACCGAAACCAGCATGCCCTTCTCGTTGGTCTTGTTCACAAGGTTGTCCCTCCTGATGTTCGTGAGTGCCTCACCGTAGAACACATAACTTAATGCGTTGATTATGGTTGTTTTACCAGTACCGTTCCTGGCGCCAGCATCATCACCGCCCAGGTCCATGTTCTCACCTATCACCAATACCAAACTCTTGTTGGAGAAATCGATGGCCTGTGCCTGGTTGCCCACGCTCATGAAGTTCTTGACCGTTATTTCTTTAATCGTTAACATTTTTTCTTCTACGTTTCTTTTTGCCTATGTTTTCTATTGCCTCATACACTTCTAGAGGAGTTGAAAGTGTTTGTTGTTCGACCCATTCCCTGTATCCTCTCAGCCACTTCTCCTGGGTGACGGGTTTCGCCAGGTGATCCAACAGTGTTTTCCTGTTCACTGGCACCTCTAGGTCGCCTTTCAACGCCTTGATCAATTTACGTTTACTGATTCTCGACATCTAGATCATTGTAGATCGCAGTGAGTATGTTCTTGTCATACACCTCTGAATCCACTCCCTGTAGTTGTTTGATCACGATCTGGTCCACACTGTCAAACTTCTGTATCTCCACTTGTGGTTGCTGTGCGGCATCTATCTGCTCTGGTATCAACTGTAGTTCTCGTAATTGGTATTTGTCTATGAAGGTCTCCCTGATGAAGTTGGCCTCCTCGTATGAGATCTTTATGTCCAGTGTGACCCTCACGTACATCTTGGGCAACAGATGTTTGTCCGGATCCGCCAAAAGGTCGCTGATTTTTATGGTCCTGTATCGGGGCATGTCTGGCCAGTTGATGAATTTTGGTTCTTTGTCGTATTCCAACACCATCATGCCACGTTCGTCGTCGCCAGCGTCCGCGTAGTTGTGTGGGAAGGCGTTGCCCATGTATGTGATGTTCTTCATGTACTGTCGCTTGTGGAAGTGTCCGGAGAACACCTTACCGCAACCTGCGAAGTGTTCTGCCTTGACAGTACCTGTGTCTGGCATTTCCACCATGGCGTTCATCTTGAAGTAGGGCAGTTCGAAGTGGCCGAAAACATATTTCTGTGTCATCTTCTCGATCCGTTTCCACTCATCTTCCACGACCCATGGTATGATCGCGACATCCTCCTCCATCAACCATTCGTTAACGATGTGTATGTTGGGTATGTTCCTAATGTACTCCATTGAATTGATCTCTCGCTTGTCCCTGTAGTACAGGTCATGGTTGCCCATTATCACGTAGACCTTTTCAAATGCCTTTCCTAACCGTTCTATGTTTGATACCGTGTAGTTCATCGTGCTGACGTTGGTGGCGGACCTGTGGTGGTGCCAGTCTCCCAGGAATATGCAGGTCTCACAACCATGCAATTTCGCCTGCTCTATGAACCATATCACGAAAGATTCGCAGTCGTCGTTGTGTATCCTTGAATTGCCCTTGAGTCCGAAGTGTATGTCCGTGAAACAGGCTACCTTGTTAAAGAATGCCATTGTCTACCATTTCTTCTTTACTATGGGTTTGTGATTTGTCATGTCCACTTTCTTGTAGTTGACCTCTTCGAAATCCGCCGCGTCTATCTTGCCCGTCTTCTTGAATTTCTTGTTGAGTTTGGCTATACCGGTCTTGTTCACTATCTTGGCCTCACCGTGTGCGGTCTTCATCTTCTTCTTGTATGAAGGACCCGTGGTCTCGTTCTCGTTCTGTCTAGTGAAGCTCGGCATCATGCCATTGAACTCCAATAGGTCGTCCCTGATGGCCTGGTTCTTCTTCTCGATGTTCAGGATCCTTGTGAAACTGTTCGTGATCGCCGCGGTGTAGTAGGCGAACGGGTTGTCTGATTTTGATTCATCAAATTGTAAACCAATCTGTGACAGTTGCATCAGGGCCTGAGACTGCATCTCATCATTGTAGGTGTAACCTCTCCAGTTTGCCCTGGTACCGTATCTTTCGCAAAGTTTCATGTACATGAGTGCCAGTTGGTTGGTCATCTTGCCATGATCCGCTGAGAAGTGGCCGTTGCTCATTCCACCGACCCAGTGACTTTTACCCACGCACACCGGTTTGCCCTTCTTGTCTAGACGGTAATGCTGGAACGGCGGGAAGTTGACCTTTGAGTGGTGGTCCGCGGTCTGCTTGGGATTCTTCTTACGGGTGTCGTCCATGGGCACATGGTCAAACATCATCACACGGAACACCAGGTCCGTCTTGTCGATCTTCCTGGGAGACACGGTGTAGTCCACCAGTTTGATCTTCTTCTTCCCCTCGACCTTGGCCTGTTCCCAGGCCTCCTGTGTGAGACGCTTGGCCTTGTTCTTCTTGGCCTCCGCTATGCTCCTCACATTGATTTTTTTCAAATTGGGCACAATGATGTCGTACTGTGAGTCTTCTGGCGTCACGTACGAGCAGTAGGTGTTCTTGCTGGCGTGTATCTGTGCCAGCAGATCCCTGTTGTTAAGATATTTTACTCTCTTCATAAATTCCTTTGCTTTATATAATGTAGTGTAAAGTGACCACAAACAGGTCTGTTAGAATCGTGCCGCTAGAGTAATTAAGTGCGCCTAAAATTGTGCCTATAAATATAGTCTAAGTATACAGAATTTTACTATGGAAAGCAACCTATAACACATGGCTGAACGCACGATTGGTAACGTGATAAAAGATGTCGGACAGGGCATATTCAACCGTACCCTGGGAAGATTACTCGGTGCAGGAATCTCCACAGATTCGAGAATAGTCAACGCCAGGGCCAAGTGGTCAGGCAGGAACGACAAGCGTGATTGGCGCGTGAGGCTACAGGTACCGGACGGGCCGCTGAGACAGTTCTTTGACTTCACCAACAATCCGATACTGGCACCATTGAAGGATGCAGAAGGTATATTCTGGCCACTGACTCCGGCTGTGGTGATCCAGCATTCGGCCAACTATGACGCCATGTCAATGACGCACAGCAACTATCCACACCAGGCCTACAGTGCCTCGCAGGTGGACTCAATGAACATCATAGGTGAGTTCCCAGTACAGAACCAACAGGACGCGGCGCACTGGGTGGCCACGGTAAACTTCCTGAGGACAGCGACCAAGATGTTCTTTGGCTCAGACGAAGGGCTCAATGGATTAAAAGGTAATCCTCCGCCAATACTGCACCTATCAGGTTACGGGGATCACATGTTCCAGAAGGTTCCGGTTGTGATCAACACCTTCAACGTGGAACTGCGACCCGGCATCGACTACATATCAACCAAACAGGATTCTGTGTACCAGGATACCGGAAAGTTCAGGCCAAGTCCTGTGAGGAACCAGATCAACTTTGACCCCAACAGCATAGACCAGACCTGGGCGCCCACGCTGTCCAACATATCGGTACTGGTTACTCCGATCTACAGCAGGGAATCTGTGAAGAACTTCTCAATGAAGAAATTCGTCAGGGGTGAACTCAACGGCAAGGGCACCAACGAGGTAGGGTTCATCTAATGGCAAAATATTCCAACACCTCACCTTACTTTGAAACACAGGAGCAGTCTGAGTACCTGGACGTGCTCAATCCCAGGACCATCACGGCTGAGGACGACGACCAATCATACACAATAGAACGAACATACGCCTACAGGCCTGATCTGTTGGCCTATGACCTCTACGGCACGCCAAGGCTGTGGTGGGTGTTCGCACAGCGTAATCCAGATCAGATAGAGGATCCTATATACGATTTCCGTCCAGGGGTTACTGTCCAGTTGCCCAAGAAGGAGAACGTGCTCAGAGACCTAGGATTGTAACATGGCCAACAAAGTCTATAGCAACAATCCACACGTGACCTACAGTCCCGCCTACGACTACGACGACACCTTCGCCAGCAAGAAGACGACTAAGAAACCCAGCGTGGAGGACTATCCCAACAACGTGCCAAACCCCCTGTTCAAGTACGCCAGTTACAATGTTATATTCACACTGAGTGCGCTCACGCAGGCGGAACTGGAGGATCCACAGACACTGCTGAAAGGCACCGAGCACGACATCATCGTCAGGAGCTCGGGCATAGGCAATCCCAACCCCACGGATAACCTATCCGCGGAGAACAAGGCGATACTGAAGTCAGACAGGGCCACCGAATCTTTGCGAGACGCACGGGAGAACCTGCGCAGGGGCAGGGACCTGTACTTCTCCAAGGTAAGGATGTTGAACGTGCCCAGCCTCAACGCACAGCGTAGGCTGACATCAGTCACAACCATAGAGATGGACATAGTGGAGCCTATGGGCATCAGCCTACTGGACAAGATACGCGGCGCCGCCGCCAACTGCAACTACCTGGACCACATCAGCGCACCCTACATGCTCACAATGGAATTCAGGGGATTTGATGAGTTCGGCAAGCCGATACCGGAAGCGGACCAACAGATGCTGAAGAGGAAGATACCGATAAAACTGGTCAACATGGAACTGGACGTCAACAAGGGTGGCACCACCTATTCGGTCAAGGCAGTGCCCATGAACGAGCACGGCTTTGTGAACCACCACATATACCTGAGGACTTCGGGTGTGATCAAGCAGGGCAACAGCATCCAGGACACCATGGACAGCCTGGCCGCCATAATGAACAGGCAGACGGAGGACGAATCCAAGCAGTCCTTGGTGGAGATACCGGACACATACGAGATCATCGTTGACCCAGAATTCGCTCAGGAGCAGGCCACCGCACAGGGACTGGGCATGGGTGACATAGGTGTGGGTGGACAGAGTGACGCCAGGGAGAACGCCATACTCAAGAAGGCCGGTCAGGTCAAACAGAACGACAGCCTGCTGACCATAATGACGGAACTGATGAAATCACTTCCTCGGTTCCAAAGGCAACGCTCACTGGAGGAGTTCGACAACAAGATCAAGAAATCAGGCAAGAACATCAAACCCGAGGACATGTACTTCAACTATTTCTTCATAGAATCCAGCGTGATACCAGACTCGTCCAGATTCGACAGGATCAGGGGCAAACACCCTAGGAAGATTATATACAACATCGTGCCCTACAAGATACACGCCTACGCTCTCGCCGATCCAGGATCCAGCACAGGCACCAACTTCGAGCAGTTCGTCAAGAAGACCTACAACTACATCTTCACCGGCGACAACCTGGACATACTGGACCTCAACATCAACTACAGGGTGGCCTACTTCCAGACACGACTCAAGGACATACAGGGCAAGAGTGCATCGGACAGGTTCTCCAAGACGCTGGGAGAGAATGAGCCTGACGTGGAAGTGGACGATCCCGCGACCAAGGACGCATTCAGGGATCCATCATTCATACACCAGTCTGAAGTGGGGACAACCACATCAGTGACCAGTGGTATCAACAAGGGCAACGCCACGGAACTGGATCAAAGATTGGACGCTTTATCCAACCCAACCGCGGACATGGTGTTCGTGAGGATGAGCATACTGGGAGATCCCGCATACCTGGGACAGTCTCAGTTCATACCAACGACCGCTAGGCGTGGAAACGTGCTGGAGAGCAATCGCAAGAAACTGGCGTTCTCACAGGGGAACCGTGATGTTTGGAACGAGATATACGGCAACTTCAACATGGGATTCGGTGATCCCATAATCAAACTCAATTTCAGATCACCAACAGACATCAACGACAAGACCGGAGTGTACGAGCTGGCCAAGGACGAGCAGATAGCGTTCTCCGGACTTTACCGTGTCGTGCAGGTGGACAACATGTTCGAGGACGGTAAGTTCATACAGGAACTACAGTTGGTCAGATTCAACAACCAAGGCGACAAGCCTTACGCACCGCAGGCCGCCACTTTCGTGAGGCCAAACCCACACGTGGACACGTTTGACAAACTGGTGCCCAAGGCGGAGTACGTCAATGAGGTGTCGTTGATCAAAGAAAAATTTTCATCATATCTCGAAGGCAAGATAAAACTATTAAAAGCAAAATTTAACATAGGAAGGAACTAATGGCGGGACTGCACGATTACCTCAAAGGAGATGCTTCAACACCCAGGTCACCCAAGATCAATCAGGACTGGGGTAACATATTCCCCGGACCCTACGTGGGCATAGTGAAGGGCAACAAGGATCCACTGCGCGCCGGTAGGCTCAAGGTGCTGATCCCGTCACTGAGGGGCACGTACAAGTCCGAGTTCGATGGTCTCATCGACTGCGACTACCTGTCACCGTTCTATGGCAACAAGGGATTGAGGCACGTCAAGCCAGGGACCAAGCACACGGACTCACAGTTCTCTTACGGCTTCTGGGCGGTGCCACCTGACCTAGAGACCAGGGTACTAGTGATACTGGCAGAGGGCAAGATGGAACAGGCATTCTGGATAGGTTGTGTTCAGGAACCACTGACAAACCACATGACACCGGGCATAGCGTCTTCAAACAAAGTCAAAGACGATCTTAACCAAGACCCCACAGAGGATTATGGTTCTAGCAACCTCCCCGCGGGTGAGGTCAACAGGTTTTCCGGAGTAGACGAGATCAATTATAAAAACAAAAACAAGCCGATACACCCATTGGCGGACACCTTGCTCAGACAAGGTCTGAGTGCGGATGATGTCAGGGGAAACACCACGTCCTCAGCGCAAAGGGAAGCGCCCAGCCAAGTTTTCGGCATGAGCACCCCTGGTAGGTTGAATCCTGGTTCAACCCCACAGAAGGTCAGCACAGACGACGCCGAGGCAACGGCTATAGTGGACAGGCTGTCAGGTCACACGTTCGTGATGGACGACGGTGCCGCGGACGGCACAAATCAACTTACCAGATTGAGGACCGCTTCAGGACACCAACTGCTGATGCACGACACGGAAGGTGTGGTGTACATAGCCAACGGATCGGGAAACGCCTGGATAGAGATGGACCGCGAGGGCAGGATAGACGTGTACTCCGGCATTGGCGGAATCAACATGAGGACGCAGGGTGACTTCAACCTGCACTCGGACGCCAACATCAACATGCACGCCTCGGGCCAGATCAGGATGAGCGCCACCAACGAGATTGTCAAGTCGGCGGGCACCTACATGTTGAACCTGGCAGAGAAGGGCATGTTCAACAGCTCACAGAAAGGAAGCATAAGGGACTACGCCAGGGACGGATTGACCTCATACACGGACGGACAGCAGTTGCACGGCGCGGCGGGACAGATACACCTGGCGGGCGCACAGGTGCACTTTAACTCAACAGGAGCCAGCGACACCTGGGGACCTAAGTGGTTGGACACGGACGCCGCGGGTATGACTGAGAGACAGGAGGGCGACGTGGAGTTGGTCAAGAAGGGCATAGAGCCACTGAGGCCTTTCACCGCACAGACTTCCACGACAGTTTACAGGTTCGTTACACACGAGCCAATGCCGCGGTTCCGGGGATTTTCTTCGGAGGGCGCACTGCCCACAGGCGGTGCGGACAACAGGAAGGCCTGGTATAGGCTGGCCAATACCCCAGGCACAGTGGAGTACATGGAACAGAGAAACAGGCTTTCGCCGCATCCTCCCACAAGAAAGGCACAGGCACAGGCAGACATGGAGAGAGAACTTAAGGAAGGGATGGGCACATCCACTGACCCGGTCAAGGCCAGACAGATACTGGCGGAAGTTGTCAAGAATTATGACAAGGACTATGACATATTAAACGGGGCCAGGGGCAAGTGGGACACCGCGGCCAGCATCAGCAACCAGTTCAAGGGATTCGAAGTGTCTGACTCCGTGTCGGATGTGCTCAACAACCAGACCAAGAAACTGGCGGACCAGGTCATAGACACTGTCACAGGATCTGACGTGGCTGAACTGTTCAAGGACAACGTGTTCGTGAACCAGGCTGGAGAACTGTTCGCCTTAGGTAACAAAACCAAGTTGTTCTCAGGTGACTTCAAGGGATTTGCCACAGACGTGGGCAGTCAATCACTGGCCAACACGGCCAAGAGCGCACTGAACAAACTATCAACAGGTAATCTGTCCGCCAGAGATTTGGCCAGAGGACAGGGCACCGTCAAAAACATCGGTGGCATAGACATATCTGGAATCACGGGCAACATCAACATCGCCAACATCGCATCGGCGGGTGACCTCAAGGCCACTACCAACGTGTTCAAGAACGTGGTGGCGGGACAGGTCACATCATCTATACAGTCCACTGCCATATCCGCACTCAAAGGACGCGCATCTGGTTTCCTTGCGGGACTGGGTGGCGCCAGTGCGCAGGACATCGTAAGGGGTGGCGGAACCGTGGGCGCATTCACCAACCTGGGCATCAAGATAGGACAGTCCACAGTGTTCAAATCAATAGCAGGCTCATCCGTGGGCAAGGCCATAGGAAATTTCTTCAGTGGATTCAGTGACGTGAGATTGAAGGAAGACATCAGATTGATTGGTAAGTCCCCATCGGGAATCAACATCTACGAGTTTAAATACAAGCACACGTCGGGCACGTGGCAGGGTGTTATGGCACAGGAGGTGCCATGGGCCAGCACAATGACCGACACGGGGTACTACATGGTTGACTACAGCAAGGTCGACGTGGAGTTCAGGAGGATACACTAATGGCATACGGGGACAACGGATCAGACAACGGATTGAGCAACAAGACAGTGACCTTCAAGGGTTTCAGCAGTCGCGCAGACCGTCAGAACTTCAAACTGTACGACTTCGAGGTGGCCAAACAGGATCTGATCAACAGGCTGTCAGTGCGCAAGGGCGAGCGGGTGGAGAATCCCGAGTTCGGAACCATAATATACGATGCCCTTTTCGAGCCGTTCACGGAGGCACTCAAGGATGCCATTGTGGAGGACATCACGCAGAATCTCAACGCGGATCCCAGGATCTCAACGCAGGACATCACGGTCACAGAGGCGGACAAGGGCATAGCCATACAGGCCACTATAACCTACGTGCCACTCAACATCACGGAGAAACTGAGGTTCAGTTTCGACGAGAACTCACTGCTTCGTCTATCTTAATATACGTAGATAATCTATCACATAAATATCCGTACAAACAGTATGGCCACTACAGACAGACAAAATAGATTACTAGTCGCGGAAGATTGGAGGAAGATCTACCAGGCATTCCAACAGGCAGATTTCAAATCCTACGACTTCGAGACGCTGAGAAGGACCATGGTGGCCTATTTAAGGGAGAACTATCCAGATGATTTCAACGACTTCGTTGAGAGCTCGGAGTACGTTGCCCTCATAGACCTAATAGCCTACATAGCACAGGCATTAAGTTTCAGGGTGGACCTAAACGCCAGGGAGAACTTCCTAGAGACCGCGGAGAGGAGAAATTCAGTCCTTAGGTTGGCGAGGTTGATCAACTACAACGCCAAAAGAAACAAACCAGCAACCGGACTCCTTAAAATTGATTCAATATCAACCACACAGGACGTATTAGACAGCACAGGAACAAACCTGGCCACACAGACAATAGTGTGGAATGATTCCGCCAACTCCAACTACAGAGAACAGTTCACGGCCGTACTGAACGCCGCGAACCAGACCGGACAACTGTTCGGCAATCCCAGGGAGTCGGGATCCATAGGCGGCATAGACACGGAGGTCTACACGCTCAGTTCCAATCAGACGGACCTACCCCTGTTCAAGTATGTCAAGTCAGTGGGTGGCATCAGCAGGACATTCGAGATAGTGCCTTCGACCATAAACAATTCAGATTCCATCTACGAGTCAGATCCCATACCGGGCACGGGGCTCACCTACACCTACAGGTCAGACGGTGCGGGCGACAGTAGCAACAACACTGGATTCTTCTTCCTGTTCAAACAGGGCACGATGCAGTACGCGGACTTCACGGTGGACACGGCGGTGACCAACTACGTGAGATCCATAGCCGCATCCAACATCAACGACTCAGACGTGTGGCTTTATAAGTTAGACCAGTTCGGCCAGATAGCGGAAAAGTGGGCCAAGGTGCCCGCACTCTCAGGCAACAACGCCATCTACAACTCACTGGCGGAATCGGAGAGAAACATCTACAACGTGGTCACAAAGAACAACGACGCCGTGGACCTAGTGTTCGGTGACGGAAATTTCTCTAACCTACCACTGGGTTCTTTCAGGACCTACCACAGGATCAGTGACAATGCCAAGTACGCCATACAGCCGTCTGACATGCAGAACATTCAGGTCGCGGTTCCATACACGGACGCCAACGGCGCACAACAGACCCTGACCATAGCGATGAGCCTCAAGGCCAGCGTGTACAACGCGGCGGCCACTGAATCCAACGACAGTATCAGGGAAAAGGCCGCACAGGTGTACTACTCACAGAACAGGATGATCACAGCGGAGGACTACCAAGTGGTACCTTTGAGTGCATCACAGGAGATAGTGAAAGTGAGATCGGTCAACAGGTCAGCGTCGGGTATTTCGAGGGCCAAAGAAATTTTAGACCCCACTGGTGCGTACTCAAACGTTTCGGTGTTCGCAGAGGACGGCATACTGTACAGGGAGGAGAGCACCCAGCAGTTCACATTCACGTTCAACAACAGGAGCGAGATCCAAACCACGATAGACACTTCCGTTGAGGCCAAGTTGAAAGAAGCATACGCCAGGCAGTTCTACTATCTCAAGTACGGTACCAAGGACCTGAGCACTTTGACCGCCACGTGGAATTCCACCACAACTTCAACCAACACCAACACCGGATACTTTACTTCGGGTGGTGCTTTGGTCGTGGGTGACTACGCCACATCAAATTTGAAATTCGCCAAGCCAGGTGCGCTGATAAAATTCACGTCACCAGACAGCAGGAAATTCCTAAATGGAACACTGGTCACGGCAGGCACTGACAACGCAGAAGACAGGGCATGGGCCAAGATAGGCGCGGTGGTACTGGACGGTGCCAACGGCGGACTGGGAAATTTAGAATCAGGACAGGGGCCGATCACTCTAAACGACATAATACCAAACGGCGCAGTGCTCAATGCGGTCATACCCAATTTCACAACTTCATTCTCGGCAACGTTAGAAGCGGACATCATCGACAGGATCGAGGCCTACGAGGAGTTTGGTCTGAGATATGACGTGGACACAGAGACCTGGAAGGTGATAACATCAACCAACCTAAGCACCAGTGCTGTGTTCAGTCTGACAAACACCGGTAGCGCATCTGGCACAAATCTTGACGCCAGCTGGTGGTTCAAATTCACGAACGATGGTAACACCTACACGGTGACCTACAGGCGACTGGATTACATCTTTGAATCAGAATCTCAGAACAAGTTCCACTTTGATGCGCAGGAGAGGATATACGACTACCAGACAGGACGTAGCGTTAAGGACACAGTGAAGATCTTGAAGACAAACAGCATCGTGTCAACGGGCAACAGCATAGGCTATCCCATAACCTGGCAGGTGGTGGACACCGTCACAGAAGCGGACGGCTTCCAGGACAACAGGAAGGTCAAAGTGGGATTCTATGATGACGACGATGACGGAGTGGTCGACAACCCTGACATATTTGACATAGTGGTGGAACCCACGCTGTCCGAGAGCACCAAGTTCGTGTTCTTTGAGAAGTACACTTCCTACGACAACATTGAGAGATTCAGACCATACGCCGCCACAAACTTCGTGGTCACTGAGAACGAAACGGACATCGACCTAAACACTGCCACCTACACGGACGGACAGTTGTTCTACTTCTACGCCTCAGACGAGGATGTGATAAAAGTATACAGCGCCACAACCAATACTCTTTCCACTACAACAGATTACATAGCAAGGCGCGGCAGGAGCTCGATCAGTTTCCAATACAAGCATTTCGCAGGACAGGAGACTCGTATAGACCCAAGCGTCAGCAACATCGTGGACATTTATCTTCTGGAGAGGACATACGATAACCTATTCAGGATATGGCTACAGGATGGTGGCACGAAACCAGCAACTTCTACACAGGACCAGTTGAGGATAAACTATTCAGGCGTGTTGAATCCACTCAAATCACTTTCTGACCAGATAATATACCATCCGGTCAAATACAAGATATTGTTCGGGACACAAGCCGACGAGGAACTGCAGGCCACGTTCAAGGTAGTCAAAAATCCTAAAACCAATGTCACGGATTCTGTTATCAAGACCAGGGTAATAGCCGCCATAAACGAATTCTTCGCATTGGACAACTGGGATTTCGGAGATACTTTTTACTTCACGGAACTTGCCGCCTACATACACAACCAGCTGGCACCGGACCTACTGACCGCAGTCATAGTTCCAAACCAGTCGGGACAGGGTTTTGGGTCCTTGTTCCAGATAGACTCGGCGGCAGACGAGATTTTCATCAGTGGGGCCACCGTTGATGATGTCACAATCATTAGTGCACTGGGAGCCAACCAATTGGCGGCCTCTGGCACTGTTGTCACATCCACATCAACTGCCACTACCAACACCACCACAGGATCAGCGGTATCAGGCTCTACTACAACAGGTTCCGGTTCAACGACCGGCAGTAGTGGGGCAGGTTACTAATGGCCGACAATCCCACAAACGCATTAACGAATAACGAGGTTGTGCAACAGGGCACTAACGAGTATCGCAGGACGGTACAGCACCTTCCGGCATTCTACAGGACGGACACCAACCAGCGATTTCTGGCCAGCACACTAGACCCACTAGTTCAGAAGGGCGAACTGGAGAGATTAGATGGTTTCATAGGCAGGCAGGACGCCTATACCAGGGAAATCAACGACAGATACATTCCCGCAACCAACAGGGACCGTTTCGCGTACCAGTTGGAACCTGCCGTGACCTACACCGACAGGGACACCACATCTGTGAATCCAGAGGACCAGGTCAAATTCACCGGCACATATGATGATTACATCAATCAGATCAAATACCTGGGCGGGAAGATCGACAACCACGATCGTCTCAACAAGGAAGTGGTTTACAGTTGGAATCCAGCCATCGATTATGACAAGTTGGTCAACTACAGGGAGTACTACTGGATACCGGAAGGACCATCATCTATCGAGATCGACTCGGTGGGGCCAAGCGCGGTGGCGGAGTACACAGTGACCAACGTGGGACAATCTGCATATGAGTTCAGACACAGAGAGAACGAGAACAATCCCATCCTGACACTGTACAGGGGCAACACCTACAAATTCAACGTCAACGCCAAGGGACATCCATTCTGGATCATGACGGAGCCCTACAAGAGCAAGGTGGCAGAGGACGGATCAACCTCAACAATCTATTCAACGGGTGTCACTAACAATGGCGCGGACGAAGGCGTGGTCACATTCACTGTGCCCACCACAGGTGCGCCAGACACGCTGTACTACCAGTGTGGAAACCATGACGCCATGTATGGAATACTACAGATCAAGGACGCTGACGTCACGACAGCAATAGATGTTGAAAATGACATAATAGGAGTAAAAAATTACAGTCTGAGGACTTTAGATCTCTCGAATGGGATGAAGATAAAATTCACAAGCAGTCTGGTGCCTACAGCGTACCAGGGCAAGGAATACTACGTGGAGGGAGTGGGAGACGCAATCACACTCACTGACGTGCAGGACCTGATCACTCCCGCCAGTTACGCGACAGAGACCACCATACTGTATGATTCAGTGGCCTATGACACCCGTCCTTACGCCTTGGCCTACTACACACCAGACGTCAAGGACTACATAACCATCAAGCGTGACAGCCAAGATCAAAACGCCTGGTCCAGATACAACAGATGGTTCCACAGGAGCGTGATAGACGAGACCGCCAGGATAGGTGGGTTCACCCCGGTGTTGGACGAGGATGCTAGGGCGAAAAGGCCCATAATAGAATTTGATTCGGGACTGGCACTTTACAACCACGGCACAGTGGCCAAGAGTTCGGTGACGCTGTATGACACCATCACCACAGATGCTTTCAGCACGGTGGTCAACGCTGGAGGCTACATCATAGATGGAATAGCACTGGCGGACGGCATGCGGGTGATATTCGCCGTGGACACGGACCCCATAGTGCGCAACAAGATCTACGACGTCAGTTTCGTGACCGCGGGAGACTCCACACAGAAGATAGCACTCACCCAGGCGACCGACGCCACGCCAGCAGACAAGGAAAGCGTGTTCATAGAGTTTGGCACAGTAAACCAGGGCAAGACGTTTTTTTACGATGGTAATGCGGAGGCCTGGACCGAAGCACAGCAGAAGAACGGAGTCAATCAACAGCCTCTGTTCGGAATGTGGGACAACGACCACACCCCCTTTGATGACGAGACAACGTATCCTAACAGCTCATTCCAGGGAGCCACAGTGTTCAAATATGCCACAAGTGACACTGCAACAGTGGACACAGAGCTTGGCATAAGGGTCAAGTACAACACCATCAACAACGTGGGGGACATAGTTTTCGAGTCAGACCACACTTCAGGCACGTTCACCTACAAGAGTGGTTCAAGGACCGTGACCAAGAAACTGGCGGAGGGACACCTGCACTACACCACGGGCAGGCAGACTCACAACTCACGCAGTGCATGGATACAGAGGACCAACGAGAGTCGACAGAGGGTGATAAGGACCCGCATAGTGGACGACACGGAGAAGAGATTGTTTCCCATAGACGTTTACGAGAATTCCGCCGCGCTGACTGACCTAGAGGTATCCGTGTCTGTGAACGGCAACAGGATGACGCAGGGCACTGACTACACACTAGTCGATGGCACGACCAACAGGTACGTGAGGTTCGTCAATGAGCTCGCGGTAAATGATCAACTAAGGTTGGCAACCTACAGCACCGCCACAAAAGTGACAGGAAAGGGCATATACGAAGTGCCGGAGAACCTAGCCACCAACAGCCTCAACCAACAGTTGGGAACTTTCACGCTGGGACAGGTTTTAGATCACGTCAGAGACATTTTCGACAAGAACCAAGATATCACAGGAGCAATACCGGGTGTGTCTAACCTCAGGGATAAGCCCGATGCGAGGTTGAAGGGAGGTACAATACACCAGCATGAGGGACCACTTCTTCCTGCTGTGTTTGGCCTCATAGACCAAGACACCAATGTCATCACCTCCGTGGATTACGTGAACCAGGAGTACGAGAAATGGTATAACGCGTTCCTTACCCACGCTATGGGCACCGCCTACGAAGGTGTGGCCGCAGACAGGGTTGATGAGATTATATCTAATATCACAAAAGGTCGTAACTCGTCTTTCCCATTCTTCTACGAGGACATGGTAGGATGGGGAGAAAATGTTTCAACAAGATCATACACAGTGCAGGGTGTTTCACAGACCGAATACGCCATAGACTCACAGCATGACATAACCACACCGAGTAACCGTGCTGTCTACGTGTACTTGAATGACGAGCAGTTGCTGGTGGGCACAGACTACACGTTCAGCACCACAGATGACAGTATCACGATATTGACCACTCTCGCAGAAGGAGACAAAATCGTCATAAAAGACTACGGAGACACTACGGGCAGTTTCATGCCTGTGACCCCGACCAAGATGGGAATGTATCCAAAATTCAAGCCCGAGTTGTTCACGGACGACACATACCTCAACGACACCACGGTGATCAGGAAGCATGATGGTTCAATAATAAAGGCATACGGCGACGAGCGAGATGATCTCATATTGGAACTGGAAAAGAGGATCTATAACAATCTCAAAACCGAATATGATGCCACATACGTGGACCTACACGATGTGCTTCCAAGTGCCTTCACTGCCACAGATTACTCACGTGGCGAGATAGAAAGCGTGATGTCGCCGGACTTCTATGTTTGGGCAGGAAGGAACAACGTTCAGTACATCAACAACACAACTTTCTCAGAGGGATCACCCTTCACTTACAACTACGCAAACTCCACCGATAGGCTTACCGGCGAGAGACTACCAGGACACTGGAGGGCAATATACAAGTATTTCTATGACACAGACGCACCACATGTGAGACCATGGGAGATGTTGGGTCATTCAGAAAAACCTTCAGATTGGGAAGCCACATACGGCACTGCACCCTACACGTCAGGTAATGATGTTTTATGGAACAGGATAGCCACGGAACCAGGGAGATACGGTAAACCAGAGATCAGGAGTTATCTACCCGTGGACGCGTCGGGGAACCTATTGGATCCCATAGCGGCAGGACTGATCGATAACTTTGACATACCGGGCAGACAGGCGGCCTGGAAGTTTGGAGACCAAGCACCAGCAGAGACCGCCTGGAGGAGATCTAGTGCGTATCCATTCACGGTTATGAAGACAGTTGCTCTGACCAAACCCGCAAAATTCTTCAGCAATCTGTTTGATCCATCACGCCTGACCACAAACACAGCGGGCAACCAGATTTACACACTTACGGGTATTAGGAAGACTCTGTCCACAGCCAAGTACCACCTAGAGACGGAAACTGACAACAACACCGGTATAACCACCAGATACCAGACTGCTGGCTATCAACCCTTCGTGGTCAATCACTTGATATCCAAGAACCAAGATCCAAAGACTTTCTACTATGACAAGATGAAGGCTCTTTCGGTACAACTGGCCTACAAACTGGGTGGCTTCACCGATAAGGACAACATCAAGGTGTTGACGGATTCGGTATCTCCAGGATCGACGTCAGGATCCAAATTCATACCTGATGAGAACTACAAGATACTATTTAGGACCTCTAACCCAGTGGACAGCTTCCAGTACTCTGGAGTGCTGATAGAGAAGAACACAGACGTCAGCCAGGATGGTTCAACGCTCCTGGGTGGTTACAAGGTCTTGGGGTATTCGACCACCAAACCTTATTTCAAGTTCAACTATCCAGTTAAAACCACAACATCCAAGGCAGTGTCCGTTACAGGATCACAGACGGTGGCACAATACAACGCCTACCAAGAGACAGTGCAGACCATACCGTACGGATATGTTTTTGACACTATACAAGACGTTGCGGACTTCCTATTCGGGTATGGTCACTGGTTAGAAGGTCAAGGATTCAAGTTCAACAAGTTCTCGAATGAACTAAAAGAAACGCTCAACTGGGCCAATGCAGTCAGGGAGTTCCTGTTCTGGACAACACAGGAGTGGACACCAGGATCTGCCGTGACAGTTTCACCGGCCGCGGATGGTTTTGAACTGGACACAGACAACAGCATAGTTGGAAGATTGAGGAACCTGGCGGGAGATTACTCACTGTTGGATGCGGGCGGAAGGAAGATAGACATCAGGGAGATATCAACCAAGCGCATAGGCAAGACGTTTGAGCTGGCGATCAAGTCAGCGGATGTGGGACTGTATAACATAGCTCTAAACACAGTGCAGAAAGAACACATACTGTTGTTTGACAACACCACTGTGTTCTCAGATATAATATATGATCCATTCACTGGCTTCAGGCAACCCAGACTCAAGTTGGTGGGTTGGAAGACCGCGGGATGGAACGGCGACTACTACGCACCGGGATTCGTGTTCGACGCCGCACAGGTCACTTACTGGTTGGCCCACACTGACTACAGGTTGGGAGATTCGATTGAGCACCAAGGCAAGTTCTACGTGGCGAAGGTGAACCATAATTCGGGTTCGGTGTTTGATGCAACAAACTGGACGATCAAGGCAGAAAAACCAGCACCACAACTGATACCCAACTTCGACTACAAGATTGCCCAGTTCAATGATTTCTATAACCTAGAGTCCAACAACTTCGATGAGTCACAGCAACAGTTGGCACAGAGGTTGATAGGGTACCAGAGCAGGGACTACCTCGAGAACCTATTCGTGAACGACGTGTCACAGTACAAGTTCTATCAGGGCTACATACGGGAAAAGGGAACTAAGAATGCCATTGACAAGATACTGAAGGCCAGGTACGAAAATTCTGATATTGACCTGCAACTGTATCCGGAATGGATGATAAGGACTGGTAGGTTCGGAAACACGGACTCGACGGAGAGCATTCAGATCACATTACGAGATGACGAGATAAACGCCGATCCACAGAGTATAGAGCTGTACGACTCCAGCAACGATAGTGTCCAATACGCTAGATCCGAGTACATAGCCAAAGATGAGCTGTACAATAGACCAGTGGAATACACAGCGGCCTCCACGTTCAGTAGATTGGATTACACAAAACCGGGCGTGGATAGGGACACCGCACAGGTTTACAAGACCGCAGGATATCCACAACTGCGACAGGTACAGCACACCGCATTCAATATCACGGACCTGTTCAACCTTGACGTCAACGCAGTTACGGCCAATGATCTGATTTGGGTGGCCAACAAGTCCAACAGGGACTGGGACGTGTTCAGATTGACGGTGGCCGACTTCAAGATAGCCACACTGCGCACCATAAACAACGCATCACAGTTGGAGATAACGTTCACCGGATCACACGGTCTGTCTGGAGCCTCACCAACGGCGGAGGCCGACTTCTTCGCTATCAGCAACAGCGAGGAACCAACACTCAACGCGGTGTACCAGGTCGCCAGCACACCAGACCACAAGACGGTCATAATAGACTACTCGGGCAACACGGCGTTCATACCCACACTGGAAGACGGTTCGACTGCGGACAGTTACGGCAACATCTACAAGTTTGTGTCCGTTAGGCTGTCATCAATGGACAACGTCAATGATAGGCTGAGCTACTCGGATTACACCGACAAGGACGACGCAATAGGCCGAGAGGGAGACAAGGTTTTCGCGGACGCGGACAGTACAGGACTGTGGCGAGTGTACGAGAAGCAGGACCCCTACACAGATGGCCTCATTCTGTCACCTGACACGGCCACCGCTGACCAAGAGTTTGGACACAGGATAGTGGCGAGGAACGACGGCAGGACGCTCGTTATATCTGCCCCGGGCAAGAACCAAGGAGAGCTACACTTCCTGTTCAGACAGTCACATGACCCGGGCACACTGTTCACTTCACAATCCATAGGCACTATGACGGAGGGCGACGACAACACCAGCAGGTTGGGAGAGTCATTGTCCATCAGCACAGACGAGAACTTCGTTGTGGCGGGAGCGCCTTACACAAACGCACTTGGCTCTGATGGAAGCACAAGATTTTCAGATGCTGGGTTGGTCAAAATTTATGTCTGGGATCCAGACACATTCAAATACGGAATACTGAGCACACTGACTTCACCGGTCGACCTTGCATCACAGAATTTTGGTTGGGCCCACAAGATTGCAGAGCCCACATTACTAAGCACAAGGCAAACGGCACAGAAATACCTTTTCGTATCGGCGCCAGGACACGACAACGACACGGGACGTGTTTACCTTTACACATGGGGGGTAGGACTCGACGGTTCCACTTACGACACCTGGACACAAGATTACACACTGGAAGCACCCGACGGGGGATCTGGACAGAGGTTCGGCCACAGGATCGCCGCCAACGACAATGGCGACATACTCGCAGTCAGCTCAGTGGCTCCAGGCAATGCTGGTAAGGTGGAGATATTCGTTAGGACATCACAGAGCAATGACGGAAGCACACAGAATTCATTCACACTGGTTCAAACAATCACGGGCGTAGACAGTGATGGATCAAGCATCAACACCGCTTTCGGTGAATCCGTTGCGATGAGCAAGGACGGTGCAACGTTGATCATAGGTGCACCTGGGGTTGATGGAGCGGAACAGACAGACGGCGGCGCGATATACTACTACAAATGGAACGCAGACGGGTCTACAAACACCTACACATTACAGCAGACCATAACGGCACCAGACACACAAGACAACATGAAATTCGGAACTACACTAGACATAAACCAGTCCGGCACGAGGATAGTGATAGGTGCTGAGAAGTTTGCGAACGCCAGGGAGATGAAATTTGATTCAGGTGAAACCACATTTGACTTACAGGACACCACTATAGTGGACCTAAACACAGATTCAGGTGCGGCATACACGGCCACTGTGTACAACACTAGGTTCGTTGTGGATGACAGGTTAAACTTTGACAGTGTCACGTCAAATGATGATTTTGCACGTGGTCTGTGCATGATAGATGACGCAGTGTTCGTTGGCGCTCCGGCCGACGATGGCAACACCACTGCAGACGGAAGCACACGTGTGTCCAATGATGGAACTGTGGCCTGGTATGACCTTACAGTGAGGGGAGAATATGCCTGGAAGAATTTGGTCACCGAAGAAGCATTGGTAGATGTCGACAAACTGGGCAAGGTGTTTGACTTCAACAGAAAGACCAAGCAGATACGAGACTACTATGATCTCTACGATCCGATCAAGGGCAGGATACTTGGTTTGGCAGATAGAGAGATCAACATCAAGACCACATGGGATCCGGCCACTTACAACTTCGGTCCTGTTTCCAATTCCAAGACAGCATGGACTGATGACCATGTTGGAGAAACTTGGTGGGACCTAAGCACGGTCAAGTGGATCTGGTACGAGCAGGACAGCCAGGAATACAAGACAAACAATTGGGGTAAAACTTTCCCAGGATCGAGCATAGATGTGTACGAATGGACGGAATCTACGTTACTGCCAAGCCAATGGAACACAAGGTCCGGCACACCACAAGGTGCATCAGAAGGCATATCAGGCACAGCCGCATACGGCGACGATTCGACATACACAGTGGTGCAGAAGTACAATTCTAGGCTAGATAGATTTGTAAACTTCTACTACTACTGGGTAAGGAACAAAGCCACGGTGCCGGTAAACGGTGTTGTAAGTAGGAAAAATTCCACCGCTTTGGTCGCCAACATGATAGCCAACCCGGAGAGGTTTGACAAAAAATACTATTCGGTGACGGACACCAACAAATTATTGATCAACAACGTCGATGATCTTAGCAACGACGACATAGTGCTCAACGTTGACATCAGGACCAACGACTTCGATGGAGATGCGCACAGTGTCTGGAAACTGGCGAGAGAAGGGGACAAAGAGTACAGGCCCGGCACGCAGATAGAACAAAGATGGTGGGACTCACTCATAGGTTCCAACGAATCTGGTGACTTGGTCCCTGACATCACACTACCCGTCAACCAGCGTTACGGTAACAACATTAGGCCTAGGCAGAGTTGGTACGTTGATAGATTCGGAGCGCTTAAAGAGATCATAGACTATGCCAACCTGGTGCTGAAACGCAACCAACTGGTTGGACAGATAAATCTCACAAACCTAGATTCAAAAGAGCCAGAACCAACTGTGGGCAGTGGCGAATGGGACGCGTCAGTGGACACATACGCCGAACTGACATATGTCAACACCGCTGACCTTTCAGGCACCGTCAACTACCTGGTTAGGTCAGACGAGACCGCCAACGGCTTCTGGTCGATATATCAATGGGACGGTACGGAGTTCACTAGGACCAGGATACAGACCTACAACACATCTAGCTACTGGAATTACACTGATTGGTACAAAACAGACGGTGACATGGTGCATGATGAGAACACCGTGATAGACAAGCAGGTGACTTTTCAGTATGAGCTAGAGTCACTAGAATTGCCGATAGGATCACATGTCAAAGTCACCAGCGCGGATACCGGTGGTTGGAAACTGTTTATGAGGACAGCATCGGGGTGGGAGTTGGTCGGAACAGAAAATGGCACAATAAGATTGAGCACCAAACTGTATGATTATAGCCAGGACGCAACTGGTTTCGCGGGTGAGGATACGTTCGACGACAACAGGTTTGACCAGGAACCTAGAATTGAGACCAGGAAAGTCCTGACAGCGCTCAGAGACGATCTGTTCATCAATGATTTAGCGGTAGAGTACAACACACTGTTCTTCACTGGACTTAGACGTGTGTTGTCAGAACAGACCTATGTTGATTGGATGTTCAAGACCAGTTTCATAAGTGCGAAAAACAGTGTAAGACCACTTGATCAGAGAAAATCATACACCACGGGAGTAGACACGTGGATAGAGGAATACATCAATGAGGTCAAACCTTTCCACAGCAAGATCAGAGACTACAAACTTGGATACACGGGCACTGACACCCAGGATGGCCTGTTCACTGATTTTGATAATCCTGCGTTTTATGACGACACAACAGGTAAGATAAGATCACTGAATGTTTCCTCTGACACTGACAAACTCACGCAGTTGCCATGGCAGATGTGGTACGACTACCATAAGAAATATGTGCAGTCAATCACTGTCACACACGGAGGGTCTGGTTATCAGACCACACCAACAGTCACGATACTTGGAGGCACTGTGGGATCCACTGGTCCTTTCCAGATACAGGCCACAAGTTCATCGGGTGCGACCAGTGGATGGTTTGGATACTACTACCCGTTGTTCACCAGCGAGAAGCAGGCAGAGATATATGACTCGCAGAATGGTGGATCTGGTGCGACCAATTCCTACACATTCGATGGATACTCTGGAACGTTCTATGGACCAACGGCATCGGTAAGCGAAGCACAGGGCACTAAATCAACTGCATTCAAGATGTACATCACACCAAATACTACGGCGGCCACTGCCACAGCGACTATCCAGAACGGCGCTGTGACCAGAATTACTGTTACTGGAATTGGAGCAAACTACACCACAACTCCGACTGTTGTGATAACCGGAGGGAGAACAGACGGATCAACTCCCGCAGACACGGCCAAAGCCTATGCTAATCTCAACAATGACCTTGTGAGAGATTTCGACACAACCATTAAATTTGATAGGGTTTCCAGCACATCTAGGGTACAAGATTGGACCGCATCAACGGCATATGCCTACAACGACTTGATCAGATACAACAACGAATTATACAAGGCCACGAGTGCTTTCACATCGACCACCGACTTCGACGACAACATCGGAGATGTCTACAAGGTATACGGAGATGAGACAGGTTTGACCGCGGCGGACAGGACCAAGGGTTTCTACACACCAGGTTCTGGCATGCCAGGCAACGAGCTGGACCAGGTCATGACCGGTGTCGATTATGGTGGCACTATGGTAACAGGACTGCTGTTCTCACAGGAACAGGGTTGGGACAGGTCAGGATGGTACGACTTCCCATGGGACAACTACGGAGATTCAAGGGTCAAGGCTTTCAGGGCGGACGGCTCAACAGCCACATACACTTTTGACACAGCACCGTCCACGTCAGACGTTTACCAGGTCTACATCACGGCAGACGACAGCACTAGGAGGAAACTGGATGACGTAATAAGGGGTGACGGGTCGACCACAGCATTCACTATCAGCGAGACCCCAGACGCCAACGCGTTGGTGGAATTCATACCTTTCGATGACGACGGAGTTCTCACGCCAACGGACGACAGGACACTGGAGAGCATCATACAGGGCGGACTGTTTGGATCAGCGCTGGGCTACGCGCCAAGCGACATCATCTTGGAGGGTGACGACTTCGTCAACCCAGACACCAGTTACGCACCAGAGGAGACGGTGCCGGGACAACTGTTCGACACCTTGGACATAAAGGTCTACACGTCACCTGAGTCGGGTGTGCCTTTCATCACAGAGAAGAACTACAGGGGTGACGGCAACACCACTGAGTACGCCATAGGAGACTTCCCAGGCACACTGGGATCAGTGACGGTAACCGTAGACGGTGTTATAAAGAAACTGACCACGGACTACACTGTTGATGTTGCCAATAAGACCATAACGTTCACCACGGCACCCGCGGCGCTGTCCGTTATATCAACTAAAGTGTTCGCGATATCCGGTGAGAACTACAGGGTTCTCGACACGTTCACAGGTGATGGGTCAACTGCTGTGTTCACGACATCTACGAGGGGAGAGTTCAATCTAGACTCAACTTCGAGCGACATGTACATAACCATAGACGGAGTGCCAACAACCGCCTACACCACCACAACCACGGCAAACACGATCACTGTGACATTCACTACAGCACCGGCCTCCGGTGAGTACATACAGATCGCAGGCTTCAACAAATCCACCACCTCCACTAGGAGTTATGCTTCGATCAGGAATGACACAATCACCTATGATGGATCAACAAACAGGCACACGCTGACATACCCACCGGGAGCGATAGGACCATTCTCTGGTCTCACAATGGTGGAAGTCAACGGCAGGATGTTGCGAGGTCCAGACAACACATACTACCTGGGCGATGGTAGCACATACACCTACGGTGTGGCATCTGGTCTGGGAGATGGGTCAACGGTTGATCCTGCCAAGACAATCACATCTGCCGCACAAGTGGAAGTATACGTCAACGGAACCAAGAAAGATCTCAACACTGATTACACTGTGGACATTGGAAACCAGAACGTTGAATTCGTGTCAGGTGCCGTGCCAACGGCCACTGACGTGATCTGCATATCAACGCTGGTGGACAATCACTACTACAACGAGGGCACGGACATAATCTTGAAACCAAGTGCCATAACTTCACCATACTCATTGACCGCAGGAGACGTCATATCGGTCACAACATTCAACAACGCACTGGGAATGAAACAGAGGCGTGAGGTGCTGGAGGGCAGACCGGGAGGTGTGTTCGCCTTGAGATTCGCCCCACTCAACGCCACATACACCTACGTGTGGCTGAACGGTGAACAGTTGACACAGCAGTACGACTACACCGTGTCAGACACAACACTGACAATTACAGGAAAAACTATAACTGCGTCGGACAGGATTGACGTGATGTACTTCGCACTGGAGTCAGCGGTGGGTGCCACGGGATTCAGGATATTCAAGGACATGCTGAACAGGACCTTCTACAAACGCATCAGTAAGACGGCGACGACTAAATTGACCATCGACATGATCGAAGGCACACAAACCATTACAGTGGAAGACGGTTCAGTGCTGGGAACACCAGACATAGCCAGCAACACGCCGGGCGTTATCTTCATAGACAAGGAAAGAATAGAATACTTCACTAAATCAGGCAACACGCTGGGACAACTAAGGCGTGGAACTTTAGGAACAGGAATTAAGGAGCACGGATCAGGCACAGAAGTGGTAGACGCGTCTGGTACTCAAACCGTCCCTTACGCGGACACAGTGTACACCAACACCTTCACTGGTGATGGTAGTACTGTGACGTTCGCACTATCACAAACACCATCCAACGCTGGAGAGTTAGACATATTCATTGGTGGCCAACGATTGTTGCTCACCAGCGAGGATGGGTCAACCATAAACTACTCTGTGGACGGAAGCACAACGGCAGTTACGTTGAGCGCCGCACCCGCTTCGGGCACGCAGATCAAGATATTACACAAGAAAGGACAGGTCTGGTACACGGGCGCAGATGGTAATCCAGCGGACGGCAAGGGATTACAGGCTTCTACGACTCAACCAGCTCAATTCATAGCGAGTGAGCCCACAAATGCACCTGAATAAATACACTAGATGACACAGCAAGACAAATCACAAGAATCTAAAAAGCAGGAACAAAAGAAGCCACAGGACAACACGGGTGTCATGATGACAGGACACATCAAGATCTTCGACCCAGAGACGGGCGAGGTCATAGTTGACAAAAGAAACGCCATACACTACGAGAACATGTCACAGGCACTGGCAAACAGCTTAGCAAACAAAACAACAGGTTTCGTCCACGAGATGGCATTTGGCAACGGCGGAACCAGCGTTGACCCAACGGGTGTCATTACATACCTTACCCCAAATTCCACAGGAACCAATGCTAGTCTATACAATCAGACGTACTACAAAGTGATAGACGACAACTCAGCAACCAACAAGGACACGACCAGGAACAAGATGGAGATCAGACACACCGCCGGTAACAAGTACACTGACATCGTGTGCACCTGTACACTGGACTATGGTGAGCCCACCGGACAGGCCGCATTTGACAACACCACGGATTTCAATGGCGATTACGTGTTCGATGAATTAGGACTCAAGAGTTGGGAAGGAACGGAAAATGGTTCAACGAACAAATTACTAACACACGTGATATTCCATCCTGTACAGAAGTCATTGAACAGGTTGATACAGATTGATTACACTCTAAGGATTCAAAGTTTAACAACATTTACTGAGACCAGCTCGACTGCACTGTCAACATCGAACACAGTCAGCGGAACGACTTCAGGTGCTAACACAGGATACTAATGCCCTACACGGTAAACAAGACTAACAATTCAGAATCACCAAACCAGTACACGGTACAGGATGGTGTGATAAACACGCAGACTGATCTCAGTTTCATAGGAAAGGGGTACGCAGGTTACGGGGAATCCATAGCGGAGAACTTCCTACATCTTCTAGAAAACTTTTCCAACAGCACGGCGCCCACTAAACCCATTAAAGGACAACTATGGTTTGACAGCGCCAACAACAGGCTCAAGGTTTACACAGGCGCTGACTTCATCCCATCGGGCGGAAACGTACCATACCAGGCAACCGAACCCAGCGCCATAAATCAAGGAGACCTTTGGATCGATTCAGATACAGGACAACTGTACTTCTATAACGGAAGCAGTTCGATACTAGTGGGTCCGCCATCATCAACAGGTACCACAAATGGTTTTGTTTATGAGACCATTTTAGATTCGGGCGATGTCTCTAGGAACATAACAAAATGGTACAACGATGACACGCTCATAGCCATAATTTCAGACAACTCATTCACACCCAAGAGCACCATATCAGGTTTCACAACAATTCGCACCGGCATCACGTTGAATTCATCGACAAACGTGTTGGAAGGAGCATTGATAGGTGATGTTACAGGCAATGCGGACACGGCGACAGAGGCAACCAACGTCACTGTGAGCGCCAACAACTCCACCAACGAGACCGTGTACCTCACGTTCGTTGACGGTGCCACAGGCACACAGGGCATCGAGACCGACACTGGACTGACCTACAATCCCAGTACCAACGTGCTGACCACGACAGCGAGTTCGGCGCAGTACGCTGACTTGGCTGAGATCTACGAATCAGATGCCGAGTATGAAGTGGGAACTGTTGTGATATTTGGTGGCGATAAGGAAATTACGATCTCCAAGGAAGGCAATGACACAAGGATCGCGGGAGTTATCAGTGAGAATCCAGCCTACTTGATGAATGCAGGAGCGACAGGCTTGCCTGTAGCGTTGATGGGCAAGGTAAAATGTAAGGTAGTGGGACACATCAACAAGGGTGACATGTTGTCGTCACACCCAACGCACCATGGGGTAGCAAAAAAGACACACGACCCACAGGTTGGAGAAGTCATAGGAAAAGCCTTAGAGGACTATGATTCCGAGGAAATAGGCACAATTAATATAGTGGTGGGAAGGTGCTAAATACACACAAATGGCGTACACAATAAACAAAACAGACGGAACGGTAGTAACAACGATCACAGACGGAACGGTGGACAACACCACTTCGTTGCAGTTGTTTGGTAAATCATATTCGGGTTTTGGTGAGGGTCTCAATGAGAACCTAGTCAAACTATTAGAGAACGCCGCTTCAACATCGGCACCCACAGCACCACTTAGGGGTGAACTGTGGTTCGACACCACGACAAATCAGATAAAAGTTTATGACGGAACCAGTTTCAAACCCACAGGTGGAGCGAAAGCCAGTTCAGCACAGCCAACATCACCGTCAACAGGAGACCTTTGGTTGGACACGGACGACGACCAGGTCTATGCCTACACGGGCACGGCATGGCAATTGGTGGGACCGGTCTACACATCAGGTCAGACACTGTCAGGATGGAAGATCGAGACACTGGCCAGCTCAGGAGGCAACAAGGTTGTTTCTTCCATGTACGTGGGCAACACCAGGGTGGCTATACTTTCCAAGGAAACGTTCACACCAACTGCCACACAGACGGGATTCGCAGAGATAAAAGCAGGACTCACACTCAATTCAACACTGGGAGCAGTGTTCGAAGGAACCAACACACAGGCCACATTCGTCGACGTCAGTTCAACCACAAATTCATCAGCGTCACTTATTGCTGGAGGCAACTTCCTTAGGGCGGACGCCGCGGACACCACTGCCGGGTCACTGACAATAGATTCGGATGGAGGATTAGTTGTTGGAGACGCACAAGAGTTATCGATCACAGTGACAAGCAACAATGTCACAATAGCACAGACTTCACAGGATAAAGATTTAAGTTTCACGATCAATGATGGCGGTGTGACTAAGACTCCGTTGTCCTTCACAGGCGCCACAGGGGCGATAGGATTAACAGGTGATGTAACAGTCACAGGTAACTTGACAATCACAGGAGAGTTTGAGAACAGTTCGAGTGAAATCAACATAGTAAATGACGCTTTCATTAAATTAAACACAGGCAATTCCGAAACAGATTCAGGAATTATAGTGGAAACATCAGACACCGACGACGCAAGATTGAAATATAATGTGACAGGCAACTACTGGGAGGCCGGAGAGAACGCCACTTACTCACAGATTATAAGATTGGCGGACACCACAGATGATGGTGCGGCGAATCACTCTACTACACTGAAGTCATCATCAACAGGTGGATTGACTTTAGATTCATTGACCGTAGCAACACCAGGTTCGGCTATCACAACAACAGATTCTAGATCAACAGTGCCGACCATAGCACAGGTTGCCACCTTTGGAGACCAATGGGGTGGTTCGGAGAAGACTGTTTCTACTTCTCTGCCAACAAGCGGAGATGGCAATGACGGGGACTTCTGGTTCGTAAGGGAGGCCTAATCCCATGGCGGCAAGCGTCTTTACGTTCAATTACACAGGAACTTTAAATCAGGTGGTGATACCACCAGGAACGACCTCTATTGACGTGCACCTCTGGGGAGGAGCCGGAGGCGGCGGTGGATCAGATGCGGGCGGACCAGGTGGCACAGGTGCCGCGGGTCACTACGTGACTGCGACTTCCATATCAATTTCAGCCGCGCAGATAGGACAGACAATGGACATTGCCGTGGGTGGCGGCGGAGCTGGTGGATCGTCAGGTGGCGGCGCACCAGGTGGCGCAAACGGTAAGAGCATCACAGGATACTCAGGAGGACGAGGCGGTAACGCGGGCCCAAGCCCATACTCAGGGTCAGGTGGCGGTGGCGGAGGTGCCACAGCGGTACTGATAGGAGGCACCGGTATAGCGATCGCGGGCGGTGGAGCCGGTGGCGCAGGTGCAGGTGCAGGATCAAACGGCACGGCAGGTATAAACACGAATTTAGCAACAGCGAATTCTCCAGCCACACTGGGGGAGAACGGAGCCGATCACAGCGGAGACGGAGCGGGCGGTGGAGCCGGCGGTGGAGGATACCAAGGTGGTCGAGGCGGATCCGGTGGTTCAGGAGACAATGGCGGAACCGGCGGGTACTCGGGAGCCAATCTAGCGGCCGGTGGTACAGAAAGTAACGGATCAGGGGTCACACCAGGCGGCACGGGATCACAGTATTACACTTCAGGAGTCGCAGTGGGAGGGAAACCAAGCGGGTCAGGTGCAGACGGCAAAGCAGTGGTCATATTCAACACGAATGCACGAGGATATGTCAAAGTGGGCGGCGAGTGGAAGATCGCAAATGCGTTGTATTATAAAGTGAGTGGTGCGTGGAAAAGGATAACATCGGCCTTTACAAAAGTGGGTGGTACATGGAAAGCAATATTCGCCCTGTCAACATTCACAGAGACGGCGGCCGGATTTGGCGATGCCACAGGAAGTACAAGTTCAGGAACACCAGGATCAGGTGGCGGCGGCTGTTTCATAGCGGGCACAATGATCACCATGGCGGATGGATCACTGAAACCTGTTGAACAAGTAGACATCCGAGACGAGGTGGCGGTAGGTGGATTCGTATTCGCAACAGGTAAATTCCTCATAGACAATCTGTATGACTACAAAGGAATAAAAGTTTCAGGCACACACATGGTCAAAGAAGACGGTAAATGGACACGTGTAGAGAACAGCACACATGGAGTTTCGCTAGGCGATGATGAACACATTGTTTATGTGTTTGGTTCAGAACACAGAAGAATTATGATAGATGGCACAGAATTCACAGACTACTTTGAATTGAGCGAACAGGAAGAACTTATCAACCACGGCGAGGGGATATTCAGCAATTGGCGAGATCATGATAGACAGATTCATGGTAAAAATGTTAATATACTGAATGCTTGATAACAGTTTCTACCACGGCCAACAGGGCGAATGCTTCCGACAACTTGACAAACACTGGCAAGACATCAAACACGAGTTCGACTCACAGCCCAACAAGACATTCCTAGATCCGGAAGACTTCTCTGATAGCGTGAGGGGACTGCCCGAGGACTTCGATGACAGGTCAGGGGATTACGTTCACGGTGAATGGCGGGCACTGGGCATACAATCAGGCGACCACGAGGGACAGTCGTTTAATGACTATCCAATGCTGTACTCAATACTGAGGAAATTCCCATACAAGACCAACGTGGCCATAATGACCGTTGGTGCCAACACCAAGATAGGCAACCACACCGACAACGAGGGCGGATGGAGATACCAGATGTGCCTGGATGATGGAGGAGGCGACCAGAGCGGCATGTGGGTGTTGAATCTCGACACCAAGGAACAGGAACTTATGACCTGGAAGACCGGTGAGGCATACGTTTTCCAACCAGGACTCCAATTACACAACGGGTTCAACCACAATCCTAAACCAAGGACCACACTTCTGATTGACTTTTGGAAAGAATCGCAGTACACTAAGGAAAGGTTCGAGGAATATTACCAGCACTATTCGGAGTGTTTCGAGGGGTTGGAGAACCTAGTGAATGTGTATGAGTCAAGGAAAAACAAATAGCATAGCAATCATAGGCCACACCCGCGGCATAGGACGGGCCATAGCAGAATTATACAAGGACAAGGGATACCGAGTGATCGGGATGAGCAGGTCTAATGGATATGACATCACTGTGGACCAAGAGAAAATAGTGGATACCGTACGGGATTGTGACCTCATCGTTATCAATGCCCACGCAGGCAGGTATCAACTAAATCTATTAAAGAGCATGTATGGAAGATATCACGACCACAGGAAAAAAGTCGCTGTGATAACCAGCACGTCAGGCACACCAGAGGGAAGGGACGAGGATTTTGACGATGCAGATTATCAACAGTACTGCGATGACAAGAGAGAACTGATAGGATACATATCAGAGTTGCAAGAGGATCTTTTGCCCAGACCAATGTCGGTGTATGATGTGTGTCCAGACGTGGTTGACACAGAGATGACCAAGGATTTATGGACCACACTGCCAAAACTGACAACCAAGGAAGTGGCACAAGCGGTCAATTACTGCTTCGAATCCACATTCAACATAAACAGGATCGTGATACAGAAAAATGCGAGTTAGATTTTGGGACAGGGACAGGGACTATAGCACACTGGTCAAGTGGTGGAATGACTGGGAGTTTGGTGTCGTGCCCAAGGAATGCCTGCCACCTGACGGTATCATCGTTGAAGAAGAAGGGACACCTGTGTGCGCTGGCGGACTGTACATAGGAGAGGGCACACAGTTTGGTTTTATGGAATGGATAGTCACAGATAAACACGCAGACCAGAGGGTGGTGCACAGGGCACTGAAGAAATGCATAGACAGTATAATGCAGTTCGCCCGGGATAAAGGACTAAAGTTGGTGTACACCGCGACAAAAGAGCAGGCACTCCACAAGAGATACCAGAAATACCATCAAATGGTACTGACAGAGAGCAATGTGAAGACGTTCCTGCGTGATCTGGATGGATCATACTCCCAGGATTTGACCTGGATTTCCGACGACGAACAGATCGAAAAGCATAATAAATAAGCACAAGGAGTACATTTAAATGGCGACACCAACAAAACAAGAAGTGGCAGACTACATCAACGCAAACTACGAATCAGCATGGACGGCAGAGGAAGAGGCAAAGATCGACCAGATGCTAAACCCAGAGTTAGCAGAAATACTGATCAAGTTAGTGGGAGATGTTAGCTTCCTGACAGAGGTCAGGGACAACGCCTCTAACAACGACTAATGGCATACAAGTTAAACAACACATTTGGCACACTATTGGTCACACTTGCGGACGGAACCATTGACGTAGCGACAACTGACCTCACACTTATAGGAAAAGGATACGCGGGATTCGGTGAGAAACTGAATGAAAACCTGATCAAACTCCTGGAGAATTTCAACAACACCACAGCACCCACTAACAAGCAACAGGGACAGTTGTGGTATGACAAGACCAACAACCAGATAAACGTCTACACCGGGGCAAAATGGAAACCGGTGGGTTCAACAACCAATTCATCCACGTCACCGACCAACGCTGTGTTGGGAGACATGTGGTTTGACACAGGAAACAATCAATTGTACGTGTACACAGGAGCAACCTGGACCTTGATAGGTCCCACTACAGTGGCAGGGTCTGGAGTGACACAGGTCATATCAGAGACAGTCGAGGACAACACCGGAGTAAACCAATCCATACTGAAATTAGTCACTGCGGACGCGGTGGTGGCGGTGGTGTCGGCGGCGGCCTTCACTCCCAGTTCCACGGAGACCAAGGGTGCCGCACTGATAAGCGCAGGGTTCGCCACGGTGGCACAGGGCATACAACTCTCCACCTCTGTCGCGGCCGCCAGGTTCAGAGGAGATGTCATTGGAGATCTAACAGGCACCGCATCACTGGCCACAAACGTCACTGTGAGCGCCAACAACACAGCCAACGAGACCGTGTATTTGACCTTCGTTGACGGAGAGACAGGCACACAGGGACTGGAAACGGACACGAACTTGAGTTACAATCCCAGCACCAACGTGCTGTCCACCACGGCATCACAGGCCCAGTACGCCGACCTCGCCGAGAGATACGAAGCCGACTGTGAGTTGACTGTTGGTGAAGTGGTCATCCTTGGCGGACACGCGGAGATCACAAAGTGCCAAAAAGAATTAGACGATGCCGTTTTTGGGGTGGTATCAGAATCACCGGCTTTTTTAATGAATGCACAGGCTGGGGACAATAGTACGCACCCTATGATAGCACTCAAAGGGCGTGTGATGGTAAAATTGAAAGGCACGGGTGCTCCAGGTGATCGCGTAGTATCCGCTGGAAATGGTGAGGCCCGGGTGGCCAATCTGGACGAATGTACCGCTTTCAACACCCTGGGCAGACTGATTAAGCATAAATATAACGAAGAAACAGCACTGACAGAGTGCGTGATAGGAGTGAAATAAAAAAAACATGGCATATCAAGCAGGTGACACAATATTAGATGATGAATACAACACATTCGTAGGCAGTGCGGTCAGTCCGTACGGTTACAACCATTTCGCGGGCACAGGATCTGGAGAGTACGGTCTTGGACAAGCGTCGATATCCACGGTATCTGCGGGCAACACGGTACAGGCATCACAGTGGAACAGCCTGTTCACTGGTCTGGACAACATAGCCAATCACACAAATTCAAGCATCACTTCTACATCGGTTTCAGCGGGTGACACCATTGCGATCAAGGCCGCACTGGAGACGGACCTGGCCACACTGGCGGCCGCGGTAGCGGCGGGATCACCATCGGCCACTGCGATATCGACAGCGGCGGCGGGAGCCAGTTCGAACTCGGCCACGTGGAACTCGACTTCCACCATTGAGAGATCAGTGACGTTCGCATCTGCGGACACCATGAGACACTACTTCAACGCAGGCGGATACATCAGGGTCACGCCATCGGCTACCACGGGGATCGACGGCCTCAAGGACACTGTGTTCAATGACCTCTGCACAGCAGTGGGCAACATAGACATCAAGGCACATGCTTCGACCAGATCGGGATCAGGCGAAACACTGACCACCAATGGATTGGCGAACGGATTCCATGACCTGACAACATCATACACCACGATACTGAAACTGACTTCTGACAACGCGGGTTACACTTCAGACACACTGGAGATACAGGCCAAACTGAACGCGGCTGTGGGAACTGCTGTCACGATGACCATCAAGCAGATAGCCTCAGACCCAGCGGCGGACACCACCTACACCGCAGGCAACACAGACGGTGTGCCGGCCAACCCCAACGAGGCGCCGATCATGACACTGACATTGACTGAAGGATACCCCAACAACACCGAGGGATTGGCTTCAGCGATCAGGGTCAGTTCCAACGCAGAAGTAAGCAACACCCAATCATAATAATTTTATTCAGGTTGCTCTGGCACCATAATTACTGTAAAATAGTGTTATGGACAGCAAAGAACTCGAGCGACTGAAGGAACTGAAACGACAGTCCGGACTATCCTATGACCGGGCACTGGCCAAGCGCAACGCCCTGGAGAAGGCTCACTCGCGCATGGTGGTTGTGTACAACGAACACATATTCCGGGCAGATGCTGAGACAATCAATCTCGTAAACACACTCAAAAGCAGGCACGACAACTTCTTCGTGTTGGACAGCAACCAGAACCCTGTGGAGATAAAGGATGCCAGTGAATTCTTGGACATACTGGTGGCCAGGAACCAAGAGGCGCTGGGTGCGTATCACCAGTTGGCTGAGAGTTTTGAGAAAAGAGATGACTGATGACCAAGGGAGTTCTACTTTACTGCTTTGACACGTCAGATGTCAAATACCATAAGATACTCACACGCTGTGTAGCACTGGTCAAGTCCAATCTGAGACTGCCCGTGACGGTGGTCACCGATCGACACACGCACAAGCATCTGGGATCATTAGATCAGGTGGATTACAGGTTCATCAAGCCAGAGACGGGCAACACCAAGAACGGCAAACAATGGCGCAACGTGGACAGGCACATGTCATATGACCTGTCTCCGTATGACACCACATTGGTGATGGACATAGACTACCTTCCATTCACTGACAACCTAAGGCAATTCATGGACACCAAGTATGATTTCCTCGTATCCAAGCAGGCCTATGACCTGACCGGACGTAATAGTTTTGATCTCAGGCGTTGGAGCATGATAGACATGGTATGGGCCACGGTGTTGGTGTTCCGGAAAACTGAAAAAGCCAAAATGATATTCGACATGGTCAGGTATGTAAAGGAGTATTACCCTTACTTCAATGAGATCTACAGGATCTACAGCAAGAATTTCCGCAACGATTACGCTTTTGCGATAGCGTTGGAACAGATAAATGGATTCATGGAATACGAGACTCTGCCGATGAGATTACCCACACTTCCACCTGACTGTGAGGTGTTGTCTATCAGTTCCAACGGACTGGCATGGCGGGGAGATGACAAGATCATGCACACGGTCAACCAAGATGTACACGTCTTGAACAAGGAGATAGCCAATGTCTAAAGGATTCCTGTGGTTCGCCCAGAACAACGATACCACCGATTACGTGGAATTATCTATAAGATTGGCCAAGTCCATAAAAAAATGGAATCGTGAAAACAAGGTGTGTGTAATCACCGATGAGAAAAGCAAGTTCGAACACGAAGCGGTCGATGTGGTGCAGGTCCTGGACGAAGATGACGCCAAAGACCATGATATCAAATGGGCGAACGAGCACAAGGCCTGTTGGTGGACGCCGTTCGAACACACGATAAAACTCGAGGCAGACATGCTGTGGACGACCAACACGGACTGGTGGTGGTACCATCTGTGGCAACATGACATTGTGTTCAGTGTTGACTGCAGGGACTACAAGGATCGGGTGATCAAGCACACGCCCTACAGGTCTCTGTTCGAGAGGAATCATTTGCCCAACATATACAACGGTCTGATGTACTTCCGCAGATCGGAGAGGGCAAAGAGATTCTTTGAACTGGCGGAACAAATCACATACAAGTGGAACGAAGTCAAGGAGCACATGTTGATAAACTGTCATGACACCTACCCAAGCACTGATGTCGTGTTCGCGTTGGCCTACAGGATACTGGACCCCACGAACCAACAGCTCATAAATTATGATTGGTTCAAGTTCCTGCACCATAAGCCGGGCGTGAACAATCTAAACTGGGTCAGGGACCAAAACAACTTCTTATTCCCAAACAGGACAGGAGACGCCGTTTACCTGGGTGAGAAACGTGTGTCGAGGCCATGGCACTACTTTGACAAGGAGATCAATGTCAGAAATTTTTAAAGCACTCGACAATCTAAAGGTCAGGCCGATCAAGAAGCATTTCGTTGATGTGGAAGGCAAACAAGTGGAAGTCTCACTGGACAAGAAATTAGAGATAATGTCACGGGGTACCCAACACTACACACTGTCTTACGCGGATGGAAAAACAGAGGTAATCGTGAAACCTCCAAAAGTACCCAAGGCAAAGACACAGTATTCTGAGTTGATATCGAGCCCACACAAAGGTTACGTGTTCTTGGATGGAGACATACATTGGCCCGTAGGAATTGTGGATGGGGGGAAGGCATGGTTACTCGAGTACGAGTAAGGTGAAAAGAAATGAATAACACATTTAACACAGATAGGTCCAAACGTGTGAGGATCAGCGATCTAGATTTCGTGTACATAAGTTTCAGAGAACCCAACAAGGAACTGAATTGGGCAGATCTAAAAAACAAGGTGCCGTGGGCCAAACGTGTTGACGGAGTTGTGGGGTTCGATTCTGCGCACAAGGCCGCCGCGGAACTGGCGGAGACTGATTTCTTTATTTCGGTGGACGGTGACAACGTCATAGACGAAAAATTCCTGCTCGAGACGTTGGATTGGAGCAAGAGTAATCCGGAAGCGGTACATAGGTGGCGTGCTAAAAACAACGTGAATGGGTTGGTGTACGGCAATGGTGGATTAGTAGGATGGCCCAAGCAGACCTGTCTGACCATGAGGACACACGAAAACGCGGACACCGAAGAGAACAAGTTGGATTTCTGTTGGGGAGTGCCGCATGAAAACCTACACAACTGCTATTCGACCACAGTGATAAATGCAGAAAAGTACCAGGCGTTTACCGCTGGATACAGGGAGGGCGTGAAGATGGGACTTGACAAGGGCAAACCAATACCGGCCAACGGTTTCAATAAAACGATATGGCCTCCTAACCTCCGTGTGTTAAGCACCTGGATGACGGTGGGGGCAGACGTAGAGAACGGCAAATACGCAATCCTCGGTGCCAGGATGGGACTTTACAACACAGTGATAGGAAGCAATGAGCAACACGACATCAGCGACATCAATGGAATGAAAGACGTGTTTTTGAGCAAAATAGATGTCAACAACATAGACGATGAGATCCAGGCGTATGGCGAGAGCATCAAACAGAGGTTGGACGTGCCCATAGCGGATTTCACAGCGGAAGACAGTCGTTTCTTCAAATTCACAATGCCCGAACACAGGAACAGAGGAGTACAAGACCGTGAGTACAAGTGATTACAAATCTGATGCTGACAAGGCCAAGCAAAAACTCGCCACGATATCGCCAACCATGTGTCTGGCCAAATGGAACCAAACGTCACTACACCTGCCCACGGGACTAACGAACAGTTGTTATCATCCACCACTGCACAACATCAATCCAAACAAGCTCAACTACAATCCAGCGGGACTGCACAACACCGCGGAGAAACTGCAACAGAGGAAGGAGATGTTGGAGGGCAAACAGCCCGAAGGCTGTTCCTACTGCTGGAACATAGAAAAGACAGGGGAGATGAGTGATAGGCACTACAGGTCAGGCGAACCATGGGCCATGCAGGATTTCGACGAGATCCGCAAGAACCCTCTGGATGACAAATGGACTCCACGTTACGTAGAAGTCAACTTCAACCATGCCTGCAACTTGAAATGCAGTTACTGTTCACCACAGTTTTCCACCACGTGGGGCAAAGAAGTAGAGCGTTATGGTGAATACCCCACTTCTCCACCACACAACATGCCAGAGCATTTCCAAGGACGCAACAGACCAATACCCAACAGGGAAGAGAATCCCTACGTCACAGCGTTCTGGAGATGGTGGCCCACCCTTTACAAGAATCTCAAACACTTCCGTATGACCGGGGGAGAGCCCATGATGGATCCCAACACCTACAAGGTATTACAGTACATAATAGACCATCCCAAGAATGACCTGCACTTGAACGTGACGTCCAACATGTGTCCCGCTGACCCAAAACTCAAACAAAAGTATTTCAACATGGCCAAGAACATCTGCATGGAGGACAAAGTGGAACACATGATGCAGTTTGTCAGTGTTGACGGGTTTGGCAAAAGAGCAGAGTACATAAGGAATGGGCTGGACTTCAACTACATGATGGACAACGTGGAGGAGTTCCTTGATCGCATACCACGTAGGAATTCGATCACATTCATCTGCACATACAACAATCTCAGCGTGACCAGCCTTGACAAACTCTTAGAAAAGATACTGGAACTTCGAGGCAAATACAGCACAACTTACCAACGGATCTGGTTTGACATACCCTTGCTGAGGCAACCAGCATGGCAACAGATAACACTGTTACCGGAATCGTATCAAATGATTCATGAGGAAAACATCGAGTACATGCGAAAGCATTCTGGCAATGAAAATAGATTCCGTAGATTCAATGATTTTGAAATACAGAAAATGCAACGTAATCTGAAATACTGGCGAGACAATGCGGACACAGGAACCAAGCAAAAGAAGAACTTCTATGCCTTCTTCAACGAACACGATCGCAGGAGGAGTACGAACTTCATGAACATTTTCCCTGAAATGGAAGAGTTCTGGGAGGAGTGCAGGAATGCCTGACAAGACCATTGCGCACGGTTGCAGTTTCACGCGGTACAAATGGCCATGTTGGCCCAAGTTCGTGCCATGGTTCAACGGTGGCAAAGACATTCTGAACCACGGAAGATCCGCGTCCGGCAACGAGACCATAGCTCGTGCCTGTATAAACAGTGCGATGAAATACAAGAACATAGATCACATGTACGTCATGTGGTCAGGGGTAGATAGATATGAAGTTATAACTTTGGATGAAGACGTCGATCACTTAGATGGCAGAATAACCTACAGGGTGTGGGATGACGATTACAAATGGAGCACCTGGTTCGGAGGACACAGGCTTGCGGAAAAGCATGAGTACTATCAAAGGCATTTTCTTAACGAGCAACATCAACAGTATAGGACGTTGGAACAGATTTTGAGGACCCAACTGTTTCTTGACAGAAAGAAAATACCCTACACAATGATGATATTCAACAAGTTTGTGTTACGTGACGAACCTCACAGTGAAAGTGAACGTGCCTTGACCAATGAAATAGATTGGACGAAATTCACTTTCTACAAAGACAGGCAAGGGCTATCGGAGTTTGCGGAGGATAATTACAGGGAGTATTACATTAAGAATGAGTCCCACCCTCCGCCAATAGCACACTACCATTGGGTCAAGGACATCATGTTCGAGAGTGACATTGTCTGTCCGGAAGACGAATACAGCAAGTTAAAAAATTATTTTGAAGGAAAAGATGGAAGATCTCGAGTATAAAAAGAAAATACTAGACACAAAGAGCGCGAGTTTTTGCGGAGCCAAGTGGTATAACGCAACCATCTGGCTTGGCAGTGGCATGACCACCAGTTGTCACCATCCTTTGCCACACAAGATAGACCTGGAAGAGATAAAGACCAATCCGAGTGCGATACACAACACAAAACAAAAGAAAGCAGAACGCAAACAGATGCAGTGTGGCGAAAGACCTGCAGGGTGTGAGTACTGCTGGAAGATCGAGGACATAGCCAGGGACAACATCAGTGACAGGGTATATAAATCAAAAATCTTCTCCAACGAGGATCTACAGAAGGCCTATGAATCACCCTATGAGGATAACGTGAATCTTAAAACATTGGAGATAGCATTTGACAGGACCTGTAACTTTGCCTGTACATACTGTAACCCCGCGTTCAGTTCCACATGGGCAAACAATATCAAGAGACAAGGACCATACACAGGGCTGGCCACAGATGGGCGCGATCATTTCACACACGCACACGACTCCGCAGAACCATACAAGAAGGACGAGACCAATCCCTACGTGGAGGCGTTCTACCGATGGTGGGAATCAGATCTACACAAGAGTTTGGATGAATTACGGATCACTGGCGGAGAACCCATGATGTCACCTAACCTATGGAGACTGTTGGATTGGATAGAGACACAGGGCGACAAAATGAATCCCAACATGCGAATAGCGATAAACTCCAACTTGGGTGCCAAGCAGAGCATAATCGATAGGTTCAAAACAAAACTCAAAGATTTCAAAAACTTCCATCTGTACACCAGTTGTGAAGCGACTTTCTCACAGGCTGAATACATCAGGGACGGACTTGACTTCAGTTCATGGCATTCCAATCTGCTACACATGATGGTTGATAAAATTCCTTCTGAAATACACAACATGGCAACGATCAACGCACTTTGCTTGGAAACATTACCTGAATTCCTTGAGAAAATTGTATGGTTTAAAAATGCGGCCAAGGTGTATGGGCCGAGTTTGAACTACACACTGAACATACTGAGATTTCCGAGCTTTCAATCACCGCTTGTTTTACCAGACGACCTGAGGAATAAATTTAAAGGGGACTTGGTAAAATTTTTAAATACCCATGAGAAATGGCTGGAGGGCATGGAAGTGAATCAAACACAGAGGCTGATAGATTACTTGGATGTTGTCAAAACACCGCATGCGGGTGCGGCCACCCAGGAAAAGTTACAAAAAGACTTCAAGGCGTTCTACAGCCAATACGACAAGCGATCAGGAAAAGACTTTGAAAAGACTTTCCCAATAATAGGAGAATGGTACCGTGGCATATGATTATGGGGCCAAAGAGCCCGAGAAGTTAAAAATAAAAGACATGACCGACAGACAGCGCGAGCTGTTGATAGACAGTGAAACGTTCTGCATGATGCCATGGTTGCATCTTCATGCCTTCCCCGATGGACGGGCCTATCCCTGTTGTTTCGCCATAGACGAATACCCAGTTGGCAACCTCAACGAAGATTCCATGGAGACGGTATTCAATGGCAAAGACATGAGGCAGTTGAGACAGAACATGCTGTCAAACAAACCGAGTAAGAACTGCACTAAGTGTTATGATCAAGAGAAGTCAGGATTCTTCAGTCTACGTATGAGTTCCAACAAGCATTTTGGACACAACATAGGAATGGTGGACAACACCAAGGAGGACGGAAGCGCAGACTTCGTTATCAAGTATTGGGACATACGATTCAGCAACCTGTGTAACCTGGCCTGCAGGAGTTGTGGCACATGGTTCAGTTCAAACTGGTACGAGGACCATAAGAAACTGGCGGGTGAACCTCCAAAACATGCCAAGATATTGCGTGTTGGCAGAAATTCCGATGACATATGGCAACAGATGTTGGCACAGTTCGATCACGTGGAACAGTTCTATTTCGCAGGTGGTGAACCTTTGATAATGGAGGAACACTACAGGATACTGAAAGAACTGGACAAGAGAAAGATGTATCACGTGAGACTGATATACAACACCAATTTCACCAAGACAAAGTTCAAGGACATGGACGTGCTAGAATTGTGGAAAAAGTTTGACACGGTCTCTATAGGTGCGAGCCTAGACGCGGAAGGAAAACGTGCAGAACTCATGAGGAAAGGCACAGTATGGGAGGACGTGGTGGCCAACAGGAAAAGGATGTTGGAAGTGTGTCCGCAGGTGGACTTCTACATCAGTTCCACTGTGGGACTTATCAATGCCTGGCACATAACTGACTTCCACAGGAACTGGGTGGACATGGGTCTGCTCAAACCACAGGATTTCAATTTCAATCTGTTGCAGTCTCCTTTTGGGCAGAGGATAGACCTTGCCCCTCTGTCATACAAAGAGAAAATCAAGGCCAAGATAGAGAAGCACTTGGAATGGCTGGCACCCCTGGATCCACTAACAAGGGCCACGAAGGGTTTCCAGTCAGGAATAGATTACATGATGCGCAGGGACAACTATGAGCACATAGATCAGTTCAAGAGCTGGATGAAAAGGCTAGATGACATCCGAGACGAGGACATGCTGGATACCTTTCCAGAATTGAAGGAATTGTATGAAACGGATTAAACCTTCAGAAGGCAACAAGACCTTCTGCATGGCGCCGTGGACCCACACATACCTGTCTCCGCAGATGGAAAGAAGACTGTGTTGCAGTTCTAGGGAATCATCGACAAACTTCAAACAGTACATTGACACCATGGATCCCTCGGGGCACAACGATACCCTCAATCTATCAACACTCGACGAGCATTGGAACTCGCCATACATGAGGAGTGTGAGACAGAAGTTGCTCGCAGGAGAGGAGATACCTCAGTGTGCTGTGTGCAATGACAAGTTGTTGAACGAACAAGTGTACAGGCAACACTTCAACCACTTGTACAGGCACAAAGTGGACGAAGCGTTTGACACTACGGATGATACTGGTGCGACGAGCATGAAGGTGCAGAGTTTTGATTATCGTTTCTCTAATCTCTGTAACTTCAGTTGTAGGATGTGTGGTGACATGTTGAGCAGTACGTGGGAGGCCGAGAACAAGAAGCACGGTCTGGGCGTGGAGGGAGTGCAAATCGACCCAGAGTACGTTTACAAGAACCACAGGATATGGGGTAGGAAAGACATAAAAGAAAAATTAGAAAGATTTCATGATCAGCAAGTGGTCAAAGAGTTCACGTCAGCGGTTGAGCAAAAAAGGATCACGGAGTTGTACTGGTGTGGAGGAGAGCCATTAATGTGGAAAATACACTGGACAGCAATGGAGCGGATCAAAGAACTAGGATACTCAGACAGGGTGCTGGCCAGATATAATTCCAACATGAGCCGAATAAACTTCTATGGTAAAAACTTGTTTGATGACATACTGAAACACTATCCACAATTCCAGATCTGTGCGTCCATTGACGGTACAGGGCAGGTGGGAGAGTACATCAGGACAGGATTGAAGTACTCGGAATGGTTAGAAAACATGAGGTATGGTTTGAAGTATGTAAAAGGCCAGCATCAGCGGATACAGTTGGACCTCACGATAACCATGCCAGGATTGTTTGATCTTGAAAACATGGTTTTGCTCAGCAATGAACTGGATATAGAACTCCTGACCAAGCAGGTCTTCAACTTCTCAGAGGACAATGCCATGGCACCGTTGTTCATGCCGTACGACATCATGAGTGAGATCATAGACGACGTGAGGGAGAAAACGATCAAATACAAGAATAAGAATTTGAACAATTTCTTCTCACAGTTGGATGAGATGCAGAGACAGAAGAGGAACAATGAACTAGTCTATGACGAGGGTGTGTACAAGAAAGGTCAAAAGGACGGCAAGGCAGAGATCGAAAGGCTAGATCGCATACGTGGCACAGACATAAAGAAAATATTGCGCAAGAACAAGAAAGCATTGGAATGGTGGACAAGTATATAAAATCAAACGTGTGCCCGTTGCCATGGACGCACCTGGAAGTGGATGTTAATGGAGGCGCATCTCCGTGTTGTCTGTACAAAGGCAGTGTGCCTGGCGTGAAGGTGTATAAACAGAGCCTCAAATCCATACAGGACACGGCATACATGACCGATCTCCGCGAACAGTTCCGTAAAGGAGAACGCCCGGCAGGTTGCCAGAGCTGTTGGCAGGAGGAGGACGCGGGCAAGACGTCCAAGAGACAGAACAGCATATACAAGATGCAGAAGAGCCTGACGGGCTGGACACCCGATAGCGAGCCAACGCTGAAGTTCATTGACTTTAAGTTGGGCAACGTGTGTAACCTCAAGTGTAGGATATGTGGATCTTGGAGTTCTTCGAAATGGGCCCAGGAGGAATTGGACTACGGTGAGAATCCCGTAGCAAGGCAAAATTTAAAAGAGGGCGGATGGCCCAAGCGTAACCCACAGTTCTTCGAGGACCTGCAGGAAGATCTCAAGCACGTGGAGTATTTCGAGTTCACAGGAGGAGAACCGTTCATGATCAAAGATCACTTCAAGATCTTGATGCACTGTGTTGAGAAAGGATACGCCAAGAAAATAGACATACACTACAACACCAACGGCACGCAGTTACCACCACAGGAAATATTTGACCTGTGGAGTTATTTCAAACACGTGGAAGTGGCGTTCAGCATTGACGACGTTGGGGCACCTTTCGAGTACCAGAGACATCCTGCCAAGTGGAGGGAAGTGAATCAAAATCTGGTTAAATTCAAAGAAATGAAAACAGACAACATGGACTTCCAGATATGTTCAACAGTATCGATATTCAACGTGTTCAACTGGGCCAAAATGGCTTTGTGGGTCGCACAGTACCAGCCCAAATTCTTTTACGTCAACACTTGTTTTGATCCTGACGTTTTCAACATACAGACACTGCCGCGGCAGGTCAAGGAGATTGTTACAGATAGATATCACATGCTGACTGACTACCAGCCCAGCATACGTTTCATGAACGCGGCGGACAGGGACACCCCCGAGCTCAGAGAACAGAGGAAGGCACGCATACTGCAGACAGATAGGTACAGAAATGAAAATTTTGGAGACATGTTTCCCCTTTTAAATAAGGTTTTAAGAATATATGAATAAGAAATTTATAGCAGGTGGTTGCAGTTTCACGTTTGGCAATGAGCTTAGTGACGATGTGAACGGCAACACACCATCACGCAAAACTTGGGCACATCGCTTGTGTGAACACGCAGGCATGGAGTACGTGTGCACTGCTGTTGGAGGATTGGGCAATCAGGCCATAGCCAGGCGTGTTTTCACTGCCGTGCACGATACACAAGACATAGGTGCGGTGGCTGTGATGTGGAGTTTCCCATCTAGGTATGACTGGGCGATGCCAGAACACAAGATGTTGGGACGTGATAGATGGGTTTCTGTGTCGCCATGGGACACTAGGGCAGGACATGATGAAGCCATGGACAAATTGGCCAAGTCACAAATACAACAGGAGATCTGGGAGAAGAGGACAGATAGTATGTTAAAAACTGGTGTGCGTGATTTCGCAGATAGCCTGTACAAATATGCGGCCAACGAGTATCATGAGATTTACCTCAGTTGGAAATCGATCACGTGGCTACAGAATATATTGGAGAAGAAAAGAATACCATTCTTTTTCACGTTGGCTGACAACACACTTTTCTACAACAAGTTTACACACCACAAGGAGATGGATGGATTGATGAACGCACTTCATACCGAGATAGATCTTGACAAATGGTACTCTTTTGGGGACAGGATGATGGGATTCAACCAATGGGCACTGTTAAACGATTATGAACGTGCCACAACACATCCGCTTGACCAAGCACACTCAGATGCTGTAAAATTAATGTTACCAACTTTTGAAAAAATAACAGGAGGACAAAGATGATCAGATGGTTTAAAAGGATGTGGAACAAGGTCAGAGAAGAGATCCGGTATAGGAAGAGATTGAAAGAACTCAAGAAGAAGGATCCTTTCATATACAAATAACACATGGAAAAGATCAAACAGAAGTTAAAAGATCTGTTCACACGCAATCCACGATTTGAGCTTGTGGATCTAGAACACATAGACATCACAGAGGATCCCGTGCGTCCAGAACTTTCTGTTGATTTCCGAATTAGTGATGGCAAGAGAATACTAGGGTTAAGAGACGAGGCGGGAGAAATTGCGGCGATCATATGTCTAGCGTTCACCAACGACGTGCCAGCATCCGTGGAGGAGATGGCGTTGATGTCGCATGACGCCTACAACCAGAGCATACTGCGTGGTGGCCTGGTGGGCAGGATAGCCATAGCCTACACTGTGTGGGCACGAAAGAAGGGTGGCGGCAAACATATATTGAACGAAGTATATAAGAAATTCAAGAGGGAACATCACATAGAAAGATTGATCACCCTTAGTCCACTCACAGAGATGGCGGAACGGTTCCACATCAAGAACGGAGCCAAGTTGTTGAGGAAGAATGAACACACACAGAACTTCGAGTACGACATCACGCTAGAGCAGTGGGAGAAATACCTGGAGAAGACCAAAGAGGCATTGAAGATAGCATGAAGATAAATCTAGAGAACATAGGTGACATAGTAAAACAGGATGAACGATACGTGGTCAAGGACAACACGCACCTCAAGAATCTTGTTGTCAGCACCACAGAATTAAATCCCCACAAAAGTACTTCGGGGCACAAACATGCAGGACAGGAAGAAGTCTATTACTTTGTGAAAGGATCTGGTAAAATATATCTCGATGATAAACCGCATGATGTACACGCCGGAGATGTGGTGCTAATCGAGGACGGAGTGCACCATAGGGTGGAAACAGGAGCAGATGGACTGCATTTCCTTTGTGTGTTCGACGGCAGGAGGAATCATTGAAAATACTAGGCATCAACTGCATGAATCATGATGCCGCCATGGCGGTAGTTGACTACAGTTCCGGCATAGGAGAGATCCTGTGGGCCGCACACGCAGAGAGATACAGCAAGGTCAAGAACGATCACTACCTCAACCAGAGGATCGTGGACGAGGCACGTACCTTTGGACCTTTCGACAAGGTGGTGTACTACGAGAAGCCATTGGTAAAAAAGACCAGGCAGTTCTACGCGGGACAGTATGGACTTGCCATGAGCTACACAGAGATGCCACAGTGGCACTTGGATCACTTCGGCATAAAGATAGACGAGTACGTCCAGCACCATGACTCACACGCGGCGGCGGGCTACTTCACTTCACCGTTCCGGGACGAAGGGGCCACGATACTGACCGTGGACGCCATAGGAGAGTGGGACACCGTGTCTATATCCACAGCAGACAAGGTATGGATCGAAAGGAAAGAGACCATCAAGTATCCGCACAGCATAGGAATACTCTACAGTGCGTTCACACATCGTTGTGGACTCAAACCTGCGGAAGAGGAATACATCCTAATGGGCATGGCCGCATATGGCAAGCCAAAATACAAGGAAGACATATACAACGATTTCGTGAACCAATCACCGTTCAGTTTGAAGAAAAATTTACACAGAGGATTGAATGACTGGCACCCGGAGGCCGATGTGATGGACATAGCGGCCAGCATACAGGAGGTCACGGAAGAATGCCTGGCAGACTTATGGGCCAGGGCCAGCCGATACGGATCACGTAATCTGGTGTATGCCGGAGGAGTGGCACTGAACTGTGCCGCAAACAGAGTATTGGCAAACATGGGCCTGTTTGACAACATATGGATCATACCCAATCCCGGTGATGCGGGGTCAAGCCTAGGGTGTATAGCCGCACACCAGAAATCCCACTTGAATTGGGAGCATCCGTTCCTAGGACACAACATAGAAGGTGAATATCCCGTGGACAGTCTGATAAAAGAACTTAAGGAAAACCGGATGGTGGGTGTGGCCAGTGGTAGGGCAGAGTTTGGTCCACGAGCACTTGGTAATAGATCACTGCTGGCCGACCCCAGGGGTGAGGACATCAAGGATCTGGTTAATTCCATAAAGAAGAGACAGCAATTCAGACCATTCGCACCAGCCATATTAGAAGAGGATGTACACCAGTATTTTACCCTGCCTAAAGCCGTCAAAAACACCCCTTATATGCAGTTTACAGCGGCGTGTACGCATGGTAAAGAGTTTCCTGCTATAATACACCATGATCACACTTCCAGGGTTCAAACCGTGCGTAAGACGGACAATCCAGGGTTCCACGCACTGCTCACAGAATGGAAACGACAGACCGGGTGTCCCATACTGCTCAACACCAGTCTCAACATAAAAGGACAGCCGATAGTCAATGACAGGGAGGACGGTCGAGCATTTACCAACAAGTACGGAGTTAAAGTACTAGGATGAGATATCTAATTGTGTTAGTATTAGTGGTAGGTTGCGGGATCAAACCATCGGCAACCTGTAGTGTGAATTTAGAAAAAGGAACAATGAAGGAAATCACAGACAGTTGTGTTGAAAACCCAACCGTTGGTGTAAAGAAGGAATTTTAATGAAATTTTTGATAACAGGCGGACTGGGATTCATAGGAACCAAAGTCATAGAAAAATTATCACAGGATGGACATCTTATAACATGTGTAGACAACAAAGACACATACGGAATAATATCAACTGTGGAGTTGAACAAACTGATAGCCTGGAGGACCAGGAATTGGGACCACAAGAACGTTTCCATAATCAACGGTGACCTGCTTGATCGCGATGTGTGCCTGAGGGCTTTCAAGGCGCAACCAGACATTGTCATACACATGGCCACGTATCCACGTGCCAAGATAGTGGATGAGGATCCCATACTGGGCATACCCAAGGTCATTGACACGACAACAAACTTATTATGGCACGCTTCCAAGTTCGGCACAAAGAAATTCGTGTACATCAGCAGTAGCATGGTGTACGGGGACTTCATAGACGGAACACGTGAAGACTCGACCACAAAGCCCACCAACATATACGGTGAGGCCAAGCTCACAGGAGAGAGGCTCACAAAACTTTTCGCGAAACGTGATGGACTCAACTACGTGATAGTCAGGCCCAGTGGGGTGTACGGGCCAGGAGACCTGCCAGACAGGGTGGTGTCCAAGTTCTTTGACAAGGCTATGAACAACAAGACCATCACACTACACAATGGAGACAACAAAGTGGACTTCACGTACAGGCAGGACGCCGCTTATGGCATAATCAAGGCCGCGACCTCAGAAGTAGCCAATACCAGTTTCAACATGACGGCGGGCAACGCTAACAGTCTCAGGACGCTGGCAGAGACCATCGTAGACATAACCGGAAGCAAGTCGGAACTGGAAGACATTGGCATGCACAAGTTGTATCCGTTGCGTGGCACACTGGACATCAGCAGGGCCAAGGACCTTTTAGGCTACGAACCCAAATTCTCTCTAAGGCAGGGACTAGAAAGTTATCATGACTGGATTCGACAGTATACAGGTAAGATTTAAAAACACTAAACACATACCATCTCCATTTGCTAACACGAGACAGGTACCATTTGTTGAAAACTATCTTGAGGTATTGAAAGCCGTGGTGAATGATGTAAAGACTGAACATTTTTGGTTTTTTTCAAATTTCGTAGACATCACAGACATAGATACAGATTTCATACCAGAGAAACATGAAAGGAGTCAAATACATGTTTGGTATACAACGCATAAGTCAGGGGGATTGAACAAAGAAGGGAACGTGATGTTGATACCCACGGAAGAATTCAAAAAGCAGATGCACAACATAAGATTTCTTAGGGATTACAAAGACATAAATTACCATGCTCATAGCACATTGTTCCAGAGACCTATAGGAAAGATTTACTTCAAACTAGGAAATCCATTGGAGGCATACAACAATGATGCTTCGGCTTTTTACTATTGGATGGTCAATAAAGATCTTAAAGATTTAGAATTGCCCAACTTTTATCCCAGTTTTTGGGACGATGAAAAACTTTACTGTTGGGGACATACCAACGATGTAATGTTGGTTCCTGGGGGCAAGGACATCAAGCAATTTCATGACATAGACAGAATGGTGCACTTTGATCTTGACTACCAATCTAGACAGATGGACATAATATTCATTTCTTACGATGAACCCAGTGCGTCTCAGAGGTTTTCAATTCTTAAATCAAAATATCCCAGAGCCAAATGGTGTAAAAATGTTGTAGGGCAAACGCTAGCCTACATGACAGCGGCGTCTATGAGTGAAACAGATTATTTTTTTGCCGTGTTTCCTAAACTTGAAATTTTAGACAGTTTCAAATTTGACTTCCAGCCAAATAGGCTAAAAAATCCTTGTCACTACATTTTCAACTGTAAAAATCCAGTGAACGGACTGGAATATGGACATGGCGCAGTGCTTTTGTACAATAAAGAATTAGTCATGCAGACAACCAATCCAGGTTTAGACTTCACGCTATCGGCACCGCATGATCGTGTGCCTATTCTATCCGCTATCAATCACTTCAACGAAACTCCCTGGCTTGCTTGGAGGACAGCGTTTAGAGAAGTTGTCAAGTTGAAACAATCAAAACCCACAGTAGAAACAAACTACAGACTGAAAAAATGGCTGAATGTGGCCGAAGGAAAAAACTCTGAATGGTGTCTCCGAGGAGCCAATGACGCCCACGAATACTACCAAAAATATCATCGCGATAACGAAAAATTAATGCTATCATATGACTTTGAATGGCTTAAACAACATTATGAATCAAAATACGAAAATACCGTTCGTTGACTTGTATCCTCAGTATGAGGAGGTCAAGTCTGACATAGACGCCGCCATAGCGGACATCATCACACGTTCCGATTTCATAACAGGACCCACTGTGGACAAGTTCGAAAAAGCAATCAGTGAATACACTGGGGCAGAGGACTGTGCCAGTATTGGATCGGGAACGAACGCGCTAACTTGTGCCTTGAAAGCATTAGATATCGGACCAGGCGACGAAGTGCTCACGGTAGGACACACTTTTGTATCAACCACAGAATCAATTGTGAATGTAGGAGCGATACCCAGGTTCATCGACGTTAATGAATTTTATCACATAGACACAGATCAGCTCATATACTCCAGCAGGCTCAAGGCCATACTTTTCGTAGACCTTTATGGACAAACACCGGACATAGACAAGATAATGGAATTCGCAAAGCAGTGGAATCTCGCAGTGATAGAGGACGCCGCACAGAGCTTTGGCGCGGAATACAACGGCAAAAAAGTTGGAAGCCTAGTCGACCTCACTTGCTTCAGTTTCAATCCTGTAAAGAACCTAGGTGCCATGGGAGATGCGGGTGCTGTCACTGGTGACAAGGATTTGATAGACAAAGTGCGCATGTATAGGGACCATGGCAGGAAAACAAAGTTCGAGTATGACACCGTGGGATACAATGCCAGGATAGACAATCTACAAGCGGTGATCGTTCAGGCCAAACTGAAAAAGATAGATGAATGGTTAGACAAAAAGAGATTAATTTGTCGCAAATACACTGAGCAATTGAAGGAAGTGGTCAAGTGCCCCAAAGAAGCACCATGGTCAAAACACTCCTACTACGTTTATGTTATAGAGACACCCGAGGGAACTCGTGACGACTTACAAGATTTTTTGGCACAAAAAGGAATACAGACAAACATACACTACAAATTTCCCACCCACAAGACCAAGGCGTTTGCCGACGGCACAGAATTACCCGTGACTGAACGCATCTGTGAGAACATAGTCAGTCTGCCATGTTACCACACTCTTCCTGAACATCACCAAGACTTCATAGTGAAATCTATCAAGGAGTTCTATGCGAATTAGTCTTGTGGGAGCGGGCTACTGGGGATCCAAACTCAAAACAGAACTGGAAACCATACCTGGAGTGGACGAGATAGAGGTAATAGATATCAAGGACGGAAAGGATTTGAATGACATAAGTTTCGAAAATGTCATACTTGCCACACCCGCTTGGGATCACTACAGTCAGACGATATCTCTCCTGCAGAAAGATAAAAACCTGTATGTTGAAAAACCGTTGGCTTTGACGTGTACTGACTGTTGTGTTATAAAAAGTTTTTTAAAACAACAGACATTGATGGTGGGACACATATTCCTATACAATGACAGGGTGAGAAAAATTAAAGAACTGCTACCAAGGATAGGTGAAATACAACATGTTGAAATGAACAGGTTGAATTGGGGCCGGTTCCAGACCAAGATCAGTACCTTACACAGCCTGGCACCACATGATGTCAGCATCATACACTATTGGTTGGGCACGCATGAGTTCAAAAACGTCAAACACATTGGGCATAAGTTCAGTGCAAAGGTACAGAATGACAGGGACGAGTTCGAATTCACTTGTAATAACATTCCTGTGAAATTCAATCTCAGTTGGTATTATCCCGAAAAGGTGCGCACCACTGCTATAATTGGCACCAGGGGCATGATATTTTGGGACGAAGAAAAGAAAACAGTCAAACTCACAACCAACATCTGGAACCAAGATAGAATGAATTATGAGCCGACAATTGAACAATTTATCATAGAATCAAATCCTCTACGCAATGAGCTGATAGAATTTGTCGAATGTGTAAGAGATAAAAGAAAACCCTTATCAGACGTAGACAATGCCATCGAAGTGGCCAAAAATTTAGATCTACTTTCGAAAAGTCTTATCCATTAACAGAGAAGTCCTAGACTCCATGTCCCGTTTCAACGCGGGAATGTCAAATTTGAGATCCACCGTCTTGATCTTCTGGTAGTGTGTCTCTATGGTCTCTTTGAGAAATTTTGCTATAGTGGCCTGCTTCTTCTTTCGAAGTTCCTTGGCTATGTCGTAGTGTATGGTGATGTTGTTCTTGAGGATAATATTCACGTACATTAGGTACTTGACCGGCATGTTCTGGAACTGTAGTCCCTCCAGGACCTCCGGCCATTCCTTGACGAAATCCTTCGTCAACTGTACCCAAGTGCTATTCTTTGGCGGCTGTCGTCTTGGCATCCGCTTTCTTGGTTGCTTTCTTGGCTGGTGCCTTCTGCTCCACTGCGTCTGGATCATTGGCGAGGTCCTTAACGGCTACGCCCTTCTCCTTTGCTATCATTTCGTTCAACTTGTTCAACAGGATCCTACCGTCTGCGGTATTACCGTATGTGACCATGATCTCTTTGGTCTTGAACTTCTTGATGTAGTTGTCATTATGTAGCATGGCCAACATGTTAGTCCCATCAGCGAAGGTCTGCCTACCCAGGTAGTCCGCTAGTTCATCAGCGGCCTGTCCGCCCTCTGATTCCACGGCCTTCATCAGACCATTATGGTACATGTCTGGCAGGAACTTGGTTCCAACCACTAGGCAGTTGTCAGCCTCACCTGGTACCGTCCTGTACAGGATCACCACTTTTGCCTTTGATCCGTCTGCTAGTTCTCCAATGTGTTTGTAGTGTCTCTTTGGACCGGTCTGACCGTCACCCGCCTGCCCGGTGTTGTCACCCATTGGCATGGCCTGGTTGTTCACGTTCATTAGTGTTGCCATGTTATTTTCTTTCCGCAGTGGCCGGGGCCGCCGCTTTGTTCTCTTCAGGTTTCTGTTCCGGTGCCACCTTGGCTAGGAACGCCTGCAGTTTGTTGTAAAGGAATCCCACACCCGCCATCTCGTTGGCCTTGAACGCACCCCTTGTGGATGCCACATCAAGTATGGTTGAGAGATTCTTAAGATCGCCAATAGACAGGGCAGTTGGATCCGGTTGTGGAGCCTGTTGTGCCGCCGGTGCCTGTTGCGGTTGCGCGGCCGCGGTAGGTTGGGCAGTTGCCTTGCTTGGCTTCTTCAAGTTCTTCTTCTTTGTTGCCATTTTGTTTTTCTCCTAATTGCAATTGGTATTAATATACGTATATTATACTAAAATTAATTATGGTGAGCAACGACTATTTTGAGTACTTCTGGGCCACTCCGCTGAGTGCGAACAGTGTGAGGTCTCCGGGTTCCTCGAATCCCAGAACGGTGACTGATCTTGAGGTGTCACCCTCGAATACGACATCCTTGGTAATTGAGTATCTTCCTGAACAGTTCTCGTAGATCCATCTACGCATCATCTCCACGTTGGCTTCGTGTGTCTTCACGACCGTGTTCACGAAGTGTGGTGGTAATATGTCCAGCTCTCTGCCAAAGAAGTTATTGGGATTAATCCTCATACCTGTACTCCTTGTCAAAGTGCTCGTCCACTATAGTAGCATCTAGTCCTTGTGCCTTGCTGGTGTTCCTGAAATGCTCGATCAGTTTTATCGCCTGTTGCCTGTATCCTGGTAGCACACCCTCTATTGCTTCTCTCACGAACTGCTGTGGTTCGGTGTGGACTATGGTCTTGAATCCGCCTGGTATGTGGTCTATCCAGTTGCCAGTCTTGGTCATCTCTGCGTTTATGGTGTGAGCCTCTGGCATCAGTTCATACTCCTTGCCGTGTAGCCTGAACAGCCTCCTGGTGTTGTCCACCAAAACTGACATGAGATTTTGGAAGTAGTCCATCTTTGAGATGTCTCTCATCTAGGCCCCCCAAACGTCGTCATACATGGGTGGCTCCTGTTGGTCAGGTTTCATCGTGTATGGTTTCTTGTGGAACTGCTTGAATGTGTAGTATGCAACGAATATCACCGCGAGGTGTCCCAAGAACCAACTCAACCATAGGTCAGTCCTGATGCCCCAAACGTAGATAGTGAATGCTGTGCTCCAAAGGAAACTAAGGGTTAATAATATCTGTAGTCTCACGGTCTTGGGCAGTGCCCTCAGATCGTTTTTGGTGTCGTCGAAAAGAATTGTTGCGGCATCTATCATCCAGTTTCTCAGGTTTTTAACTTTCTCGAGTTTGCCTGAATACGGATTCGTGTTTGGAAACATCATCATATCCTACTCCCAGCTCGTCGTGGTGTCTATCTCGTATCCACCCTTGTTGGCGGTCCACCAGTCCTCGTCTGTTTCATAGTCGCCTTCGTACACGTACTGCCTAGCACGTTCGTCTTCGGTGTCGAACAGTTCCTTGAACTTCTCAACTGAACCGAATTCTTTTATGACGTCTTCCTCATCCAGGGTGTATCTCTTGGTGAGGTTGACCCTGTGGTACTCAACGTCTTCTATCCAAAGGTCACTCATTATCCTATCCCTATCTGCATTATCAACAGTGATATGCTGACGATTATGACAGCCAACACTATTGGGTTTTCGAAAAAATTCCTCATGTGATGTAACTCCACAGTGCTATCGCCAACAGGCCAAAGCACATTATGGATATGGACACCTCGTTGAGGAACCAATCCTTGAATGTTTCCCAAAGTATCCTAATCATCGTACTGCACCGTTAGTCCAAACGGGGCCTCTATGTCCCTCTCGTATGGATTGTTGATTAAGAATATAGTGTCACAGTAGTCAGCGTCACCCCATGAATCAAAAGGCCAACCGTCCGTGAACATCACGAACTTCTTGGGCTCTATGCCCTGGTCCTTCATGTATTTCCAATTACATTCGAATTCTGTACCACCACCTGAACCCAGTTTGTAGTCCAACAACTCGTCTGCGTTGTCTGGCGTGAACACCACAGGGTTGAACACCTCTGTGTCAAAACTCCAAAGATGTATCCTGAAGTCCTTGTATTGGTCCATTATGTTCTTCACTTCTGTCAAGAACTCGGTACATTGTTCATTGCTGATTGATCCTGACGCGTCAAGAGCCAAGCATATATCGATCATCTCGTCATTGTTCTGTCCTGGCAGTATGGCAGATGTGTGCCAACTCTTTCTAGAAGGTCTCATCCAAGTGTAGTCCGACTTAATGGTGCTCATTATCTGTTGTTGTAGTATCTCCCTCCAGTCCATCTTGGGTTCCGTGAGTTGTGATACTAGTCTCTGTAGTGCGCCTGGTAGGTTGCTGGCACCTGTTGACTGTGCCGCTGACACCATCGCTTCTTTGACTTCGTCCCTGATCTTCTTCAATTCTTCCTTGGTGTACACGGGTCTGCCCTTGCCACCTTTATTGCCTTTCCCTTCGCCCTTGTCTTTTGAGTCACCGTCACCCTTGCCCCACTCCTGGTGGTCATCCATTAACTCGCCCAGTTTCTCGAGGAACTTCTTGCCGTTCTTCTTGGCTGTCTTGTACAGGTCGTCGTATATCCTCTCTGAAGCCCAGTCCTTGTACTTGTCGTCCTGGAAGCCCTTGTTCTCGCCCTTCTCACCTTTTGGCATTTCACCGATGTTTGAATCCTTCAGTATCTGGTTCACGGCGTAGTCCGCCGCTATGTTCCAAAGTTGTGGATCCCTGTCACCAATCCTCACCAGCATGTGTTCGAATACGTTGTGTAGCACCTCGTGTCCGAACAGGAACTCCGCCTCTTTTGGAGTCAGTGAATCTATGAACTTGGTGTTGTAGAAGAAGTGCCTGCCGTCAGTGCCCGCAGTTGGACACCAGTCGTCAGCGTTCACAAGTTTCAACCTAGTCGCCAGGTTGCCAAAGAACGGATGTTTCAGTAGCAGTGCGATCCGCGCCGTAACCAGTTTGTCTATGATCTTCTGTTCCCTGTAGTCCATTATTTAGACTCCATAGCAGTTATGACGTACTTGCCAAACTTCTTATGGAACCTATCAAATGATTTCAACTTGCTAGGATCGAACGGAAGTTTGTAGTTCGTGAGTGCTATCTTGGCACCCATCACCACAAGCTCAGTCTCGAAGTTGTCCATCATGTAGTTGAAGAACCTGTCAGCCATGTCGTTCCACTTCTTGTCACCGTTCTGGTGTGCCTGTTGTAGTTCATAGCACAACGAAACCGTCAGTGAGTACATCGCTGATATTTCTTTTGTTTTTAGATCTCTTACTTTACCGCTCAAGATATCAGACGGGTTAGGTAACTGACCGCTAATTTTACGATGATTCATAAACTTAACGGCCAGTCCTTCTCCTACGCAACCTGCTACGAGGTCAGTGAGCGTACTTTCTGGCAGGTCGTCTGATAGAAGTTGGCTTACGAAACTCCAAGATCTTGGAGTCGCGAATGATCTCGATGACCCTTTTGGATCGAAATCATATAAATCTTGTTTTGCGAATGTGCAGTAACCCACAACGTCCGCGTGTACGTGCTGTTCTGTGGCCCATTGTAACCAGTCCTCGAAGTCCACCCTCAGTTCTACGTGTACGAATCTGTTGGCCAACGGTGCTGGCATCCTGTAAGTGACACCTTTATCTGAATCTCTGTTGCCCGCCGCCACGATCGAAACACCCTCTGGTAGGTGGTACTGTCCAACCCTTCTGTTAAGGATCAACTGGTACGCCGCCGCCTGTACAGCCGGTGCCGCCGAGTTCAACTCGTCCAGGAACACTATGGCGTTTGATTTGGGATCAGTTGGCAGTTCTGCCGGACTCGCCCAAACCATGTTGTTTTCTTTTGAATTGTAATAAGGGATACCTTTGATATCTGTGGGCTCCCATAATGGAAGTCTGATGTCGATCACTTCTCTGCCTTCCGCGTCCGCGATCTGCTTGACTATGTCTGACTTACCAATACCTGGTGCTCCCCACATCATTATGGGTCTTTGTAGTTTGATACAATGTGTTAATGCTGATTTTGCCTCGTTTGGTGATACTGTTCTGTTCTGAGAACCTACCGCCGCCTCTTTGTTTTTGTTTGCTCTTACCATTTAGTACACTCCTGTTTTAAATGTTTATAATATCATTATAGCAGGAATGTGTGTGCGGTCAACCGCACAGAAGTCGCGTTTTTATTGGCTTTTTTGCTCGTCCATCTTGCTCATTGCCCGGGCTAGCCCGTATTTGGTGATGTCTCCAGCGAAAAGCATTAGTTGTAGAGCCATTTTCTCCATGGTCACTTTAATGTGCTTTTTGTCTACATAGTAGGGACAATCAACGAATTCATCCAACCAGAGATAGGTCTGAGGGGTGAATATGACCTTGGCTGGAAATTTTATGTCATAGGTCTTGATGTCCAGATTTTCCAACATCTCCAATCCCTGTTTGGTGAGGCGTAAACTTCTGGCTTGGTAACTCTCACGAACATTCTGCCACCAAGTGTAGTAGTTGGTCTTGATGCTCTCGTCATGGATTGGTTGTTCCAACAGTTCCATGAAGGTGCGTGTGTATGCGGTCTTGCGATCCATACTGCTATTTAACGGTGGTTATTTGCGTTTGAATTTTTCGCCGGTCTTCAGCAGGTACACACCAAACTTATCGGTGTTGTGCTGTGCGTTCAGTTTCTTGGCTAGGTTCTCCGCGTGTCCTGGGTTTGAGAACGAAACCTTCTTGTACTTTGGTCCGGGATAGTTTGAAACAAGACTGCTTGATTTCAAATTGATGGGCTTACCATCGTAGAACACCGCCCAGATGCCCTCGGCCGCCAAGACCTCGTCCATCTTGTAGGTGGTTTTGTTACTGTGTTGTAACAACACTGTGGGTTTTGGTCTGCTCATAGGTGTAAAATTATACAACTGTATTTACCAGAAATTTTATGATTTTTTCCTGTGACAGTATCTCACCGTAAATAGGCTTATGACTTCGAAACATTACGATCTAATTGTGGTCACGGGATGCAGTCTGTCCTCAGGCATGGAAATGAATGACCACTTGTTGCCCAACTTCCAGAACGCACAAGAAAGGGACGATCGCATAGTGGAATGGTACAGGCAGAATTTTGATGTCCTAAACATGGACGGTCTAGAGATCCTCAACACCAGCAGGAAGCAGTGGCAAAAAAAAGAAAAACAAGAAGCCAGCTGGCCGGCACGCCTACAAAAGCTCACTGGCATTCCTGTGATCAACCTGTCGGAGATAGGTGCGTCTCTGCCACGTACCCTGTTGGAGTATTCACGGCATGTCAAAGGTACCCCGCACAATTCAACACAAAAGAAGCTGACCATACACCAATTACCGGAGCCCGGGAGGCTGTACATGAGATTCAGTGAGGAGTATGGCAGGGTCAATGTGCTACCCCAGGAACTGCATGATAATTTTGGGTTCGATGTCGAACGATCAGGCAGGGAGATAGAGCGAGTCAAGAAAAAATATCGCGACTTCGTCACACGCGACGGATACATCAAGAAACACTATTTGAGGGTGCTGAAAAGAATACAGCATTTGTCCGCCGAGAGAAAAATAGATGATCTCTACATCTTCCAATCAAAGGATGATGTGCCTGAAGATATCCTTGATAAAGTTGTGATGGATGATTTCAGTGTGTTTTGGTCTGGTTACAGAAGAGGGGTCTGCGGACATCCTGTAGACCCTGCCTACAACAATGATCTGTGTGAATTGATTATTCCTCGTCTGGAGTAGAAAACCCGCCACCGTCCATCTCGATGTTGATGGTCTGTGATTCCTTGGCGGTCTTGAGTGCTTCTATGATCTCTTCCTGGATCGTGACCATGCGGGTCATGACTTGACTTAGGCTATCAGCCAGTTGATCCGCCTCTTTTGCTGGTATCACGATCTGCCTCTCACCACGTTGGCGCAGTGTACGGATCCTGCCTATGAGGTCCTCTATGGGCCTAGTTTGAATCTTGGAATTCTTTGATGGCATTGTTCAGTACCTGTTGCATTTCTAGTTTGGTCTTCATGGGTCCTTTGTACTCGTACCTAGACAGTGTTATCATCTTTGGACAGTAGGCCTTCCTCCACCCTTTTTCGAAGCATATGATGTAGTATCCAGCACAGAACTGGCTCTTGCTCTTTGGGGTCTTGGTGTACACTGGCAACTGCTTCTGCACGTCGAACATTGGGTTGTATGGGTGCTGACTGCACGGATAACCATGCACATCGAAATTGTCCTTCTGAACTTCTTCCTCGGCCCTTTTCGCATTAGAATCGTCAAAAATACCAAATCCGAACTTCGTGAACAGGCTTTCCTGTGTGTGGAACACCTGCCTCTTGTCCTGTTTGCTGAGGAATATCCAACCGTTGTCCGCTTGTTTAGAAAGGGTGCCCAGTTTATGGCCATTTTCCTCGACTATCCAGAACTTGTCTTTGACTAGTGTCTTTGCTCTAACTGGCATTTTTTATCTCCTCTTTGTTTATGTGATTAGTGTACTTACGTATGGTGTTCAGCATCAGTTTTCGATTATGAGTTATACTACCTTGGCAATCTTTGAGATGTGCGGTAAGTTCGCTTAAAGTTTTTTTATTAATTTGTTTAACCAATTCGAATATCTGTTCCAAACGTTGGTTAGGACATGCGATGCTGTCATAAGATTCATCGATGAAATTGTCAAACGTCTTGTAGCCCTTCTGCTTGAGTGCTCTGAGACTGCCCTGGGCACCTATGATGATGAATGGCCTGTTCGACAATAGGGCACTCACGGTCTTTTCACTGAAGTTAGGGTGTGGGTGATGGAAAACAGTCTCACTTATGATGTACACTACACTCAACCTACAAAAATTGTAACTGGCACGCGAATAGTTTTGATCTATGTTTGGATTCTTGTGATCGGTGATAGGTGTTCCTCTCCACAAATCTAACAGTTTTTTGTTGTAGGACCAATCATCCCTTCGATTAACTGGTATGCATGCCTCTTCGCCAAAAAGACGATCATGATCATCGTAATGTTCGTCTCTAAAGTTATCGTTGTTAGTGTTTATCGCCACGCAGTTGCCATCGATTAGATTTTCTCTGATAAGGAACTTGCTGAACAGTTGCCTGTGCATCCTGTGTGTGAAATTCATGTGTAGGAATTTATATTTTATCTGCTCTAAAAACAAATCTTCATTGTGTGTGGTTTCGATCTCTTTCACAACATCGTTGTTGGCAAATGGTAGGTCCACGTTATACTGCAGGAAGTTCCATCCATAATAATTCTGATTAAGTATTTCTAAGTCATTGTGATATTGATTACCAAAACATGGAACAAAAATATCAGCATTGAAAATCTGTTTTTGTCTTAACAGATCCACAAACTTGTTTAACTGAAGGCTTACCAAAGCACCGTCATCGTACCATTGTGGTTCACTCATTGACAAGAAGATACATTTTTTATTCAGGACATTATTGTTTTCCTTGATGGAGTCTAAGTCATGCAACGACATCAATTCAAGACTTAGTAGGAAAATTTGTTCGTAACCTTGTGCGTGAGGAGATTGCTTGAAATCTTGGAATATCAATTTGTCGTATAGATTATGCCTGTATGTGTACATTTTTTTATTGTGTGTCTGCTCCTGTATACCTACTGATTGTTGTCAGCATTAATTTCCTGTTGTGAAATAACTTGTCTTGGCATTGTAGAACATTTTCCTTGAGCTGATCCAACGACCTTGAGTTTATGTTTTTAACCAGATCAAAAATTGATTCCATTCTAGATGAAGGATCTATGATATTGTCATACGATTCGTCAAACACGTCATTGAAAGTCTTGTAGCCCTTCTGCTTGAGTGCTCTGAGACTGCCCTGGGCACCTATGATGATGAATGGCCTGTTCGACAACAGGGCACTCACGGTCTTTTCACTGAAATACGGATGTGGGTGATGGAAAACAGTCTCACTTATGATGTACACTCCGGCTTTTTTTAAAAAGCCGTAATAAGATTTGTCAAAATTACTATCAATAAGTGGGTGCCCGTGCTTTGTTAAGGTTGTATCTCTCCATAAAGTTGATAGGTTTTTGTTCAGGCGCCAATCGTCGTTTTGGTTTGTTAGGATAGCTCTAGGAAAGTTCTTTTCCTCAGCAGTTTGTAATTCCTCAGCAGTTTTTAATCTATCAGAGATGTTTATCGCCACGCAGTTGCCATCGATTAGATTTTCTCTGATAAGGAACTTGCTGAACAGTTGCCTGTGCATCCTGTGTGTGAAATTCATGTGTAGGAATTTGTGTCTAATTTGATCTACGTGTGTATCTTGTTCAACATTGTGATTTGTAATCGTGGCAAAATCATCCCAACACCACGGAAGGTCGATATAATATGGTATGAAATTCCAGTCCCAATAGTTGTTGTTCATTGCTTTGAAATCATTTTGATAAGCACCTTCTAAACATGTAACATAGAAGTCAACGTTGTATATGCCAATTTTCCTGCATAGATTCATGAACTCCTTAAATTGGCGACTTATCAAATCGCCCTCGTCGTACCAATGGGGTTCGGCAGTGTGTAAAAATATACATTTGAGGTTACCGTTGGATTTCTGTTTGATAGCTTCTAAATCTTGTTCTGAAAAATGTTCTAGATGTATTTGGTCTACCGTGTCATAGCAATCAGCGTGAGGTGACCGTAGGAAATCTTTGTAAATTAAATTATGATAAACAGTGTCAAACATTTTCTAGTCTAGCATTGAAGGGTTCGACATACAGTTGTGCCTGCTCACTGATCCTATTCAGATCGTACTTGGCACAGAACCTCATGAATCTGATCCCAACCTGTCCCACGTTCTTGGCCTCTGACTTGGCCTGTGCTATGGTCTGGTCCAGTTCCTCTATGATGGCCTCTGGCTGTGCGTGTAGGTCCACTAGTAGCCTGTTACGTTCGTAGTCTTCCAGTACCCTGTGTTCGTTGCCGTCATGGTCCACCCACTTGCTCAACATGAGGTTGTTCCATGTGTAGCCCTTCTCGTGCCTGTCCGCGTAGGCCTCCTGTAGGCCGATCTTGTTCTTGGTGCCCTTTGTTCTTACACCTGGGTATGCTGAGAATATGTTGTCACTTGGATCACCCCTCATGGCCTTCTCGAACACTATCCATTCCGTGTCCGGTGCAGGTTTGGGTGCCTTCAGTTTTTTGTCTATCACAGGGTTGCCCTTGGCGTCAAACCAACCCTCGTGTGTTAATGTGGTTTCATTGACACCGTTGTACTGTTTTACCCTGGGTGTTATCAGTTGATTTAGATCCTTGTCTGTGCTGATTATGACGTGATTGTCGTCTGGGTGCTTGTCGATCCATCTTGCTATAAGATCATCTGCCTCTGCTCTAGGGTTCCTTAATACTGTTGCGTTGGTCTTGGTCTTGATGAAGTCCACGAAGTCATCGTACACCTCCCAGAACACCTCGTTTTCTTCCTTTTCTTTCTCGGTCATGGCGTCGGCCATCTCCTTACGGTTACGCTTGTATGGTGCGTAGTGGTCCTTGCGCCACGATCTGCCCTCTAGACAGAATACCACATGTTTGCCCTCGAAGTCCTGCCATGCCTTCTTGATGCTGTTCATCATGATGTGTATGGCCATTCCTACCTTCTCGGAAGTGTCTCCACGTATCACGTGTCTGGCCCTGAAGAATGTGTTGGCTGTGTCTACTAGTATGTGTGTCATTAAGACACCTCTGTCTTGCCGTCTTCCCTACGATTGATCTGCACGTAGCCAGATCCAGTGACGTCTATGCCCTGCTCGTTGCCTATGGTCCTACAAAGCGTCTGGAACCACCTGTCCACGATCTCCTCCTCGGAGGCACCCTGGTATCCTGACTGCTTCAGCATGTTTACGAACTCGTCATTCCAGTCTAACTCAAAGAAACCGTTTCTTGGGTTTTCTGGGTTGACATTTAGATTAAGAACCTTGACCATTGGTTCCTCGCTCTTTTTGGAACCTTTCTTATTCTTTTTTTTTATCGTTGTCTTTGCTGTTTTCTTTACCTTCATAACTTATTTTACTTGTTTTTTCCATAAAAGTCAACTTGTTTTTTTCAGCACAAAGTATTTTCTTTGATTGGTGTCATCTCTAATATCTAATATTTTTAATTGAAATTTTTCCGCTAACTCTATGATAAATGGAACGTTCCAGGCAAAGAATTCAATCCATTTGGCTTCTGACTTGTCATGCTGTATTCCTGGATTTACTCTGAAGAACATTGTGCCATTTTGCTCTAATAGACTAACACATCTGTTTACTTCTGCTATTATCTTGTCTCTGTCACCAAAGTTCACTGATCCTAAGCACAATATCACATCAAACTTTTGTTCCGTTTTAAAGTCAATGGTGCTGACCTGCAGGTCTGCACGGTCATTATAAGGGTCAATTCCTATTAGATTTTGAATCTTGCCTTTGAATTCATTGTAGCCACACCCAACGTCTAACACTGCTCGTGGTTTTAGGCTGTTTACTTCGTCCACAAGTGCTAGTCCCGAATATTTCCATTTTTTCATATCGTTATACCAATACTTTGAAAAATACTTGTGTAGGCAGGCATCATCTATAACCTGGGCATACTGCTCCAGTGTATCACACCTTTGTACAGATACTCCGAAAGTTTGACTAATGTATGGGCTTGTGATTTTAGATAGATCGTTTTGTGAATCTTTTATTAATTGTTCTAATATTTTTTTATTCATGTGTTGTTAGTTATAAAGTTTTTCTATTCCGGTCCTATTATTTTTTGTCAACAGTTTACATATGTCTTTGGCATTTTTTGGTAAGTGTTCCACTTTTGTATGAAGGTTTAGGTCGTGTTTGTACATCAAAAAATGGAGTAGGACTGCTTCTTTTAACACGGTCATTTTGTATTTTCCGAGATCCATGTCCTGGTTGTTCAGTATATGACTTATTATTTTTTCTATGTCATCACAAAAAACAATGTAATGTCCTATATTAGCAAGCCATTTATGATGAACTTCTAACCATTGTGCAATTCTTTTCATAGGGCTAATTCCTAGGAATTTTAAAATATTTGAGATTTCTTTTTCAGGGTCAAACAAGAAAGATTTAAATTTACAGTCATGGACATTTTCTCGAGTCGACTTTTTATCCTTCCATTGCTTCCAGTGGTCATATGGCCTGATGTTGAAAGCGATATTTTCTCTGATATCGTGCCAAGTGTTCAGCTTGTTTGGAAATATATGAGAATTTTCCATAAAGGAAGGCCAGTATTTCAGACAATGTTTTTTTACTTTCTTCATATCATTTTGCCATGAAAGGTCCTCGGTATTGTATCTTAGGAATCCGATCAGACCTTGTAACCTTTCACAACCAATGTTAACGACCTTGATATTGTGTGTGGCCATTGCTTCTTGGAATTTTTCGTTTTGTTGGGAATACTCAACAAGGGAGTTTTCCTTTGGGACAAATCTAAAATGATTAAAATTTCCGTTGGCCTTTAATTGGTCAATAGTATCTTTAATTTTTGTAATCGATTTGACCTCGTTGATTTCCATAGAATGAGCTGTGCCGTTTCTTAATGGATTATTTGGTATGGAACACACTCTATCTTTTTCAAGTGAATAAAACTCCGTTTGGTCCGTCACATAATGTAGGGACCAGATAATAAAAGTTGTGCCTAGATTAAACTGGTCACAACACACTGCGAATAAGTTTTTGTTCATGTCAGTTTATTATATAAGAAATTTACTAATGTTTAAATCTTTTTCTTAATTGGCTTTGAAAGTATATACTTGGTCTTGTCTGTAATCACACCTGTGATTACCAACATGGGTCTTGGTTTATTGCTGGCGTTTGCTGTAGCGTGTGGAATGTTTTGCCAGTCAAACTTATGAATGTCTCCTGCCCGCCATCTGTCGAACTGCTCATTACCATATATCAAGAACTGGCCTGGTTCCCAATCCTGAAGCATGATCATTATACGGACAACATTATTTGGGTCAGCGTCTAGGTCGTACAGTTTGTCTATGTGCATGTTCAACACCTCGCCCGTAAACTGTATGTGTAGTTTGGATTGCACTGGTTCCAGTGAGAAGTAGTCAGTCATCCTCTGTAGAGTAGGACATTTTGTGAAGTCCTTGAGACCTCGGTAAATTGTCATCTTGGGATCGGCGCCCGCGTTCCTGAGGTCGTTCTCCTCGGCCTCCACGTTGATGTTGGTGTTTTCCCTGCCCGTGCCCTCCCTACGATTGGCCCAGTTGAGGGGTTTGGCGTCATCGATCACCGACTGTATCTCGGTCTGCCAGCCACCCGTGAAACTGCCCAGGTGTTGGACGCAGTCGGTGTCCTGGTGCCACTTGTTGAAGTGGTAGTCGCTCCTCGCTTTTGACTCTTCCCAATTACTTGTAGACATATACCTCGACTTCTTTCTGTGCGTAGTTATGTATCCTGCCCTTGGTGTCTGGGAAACTAATTTCCAATAATCTGCAGAGGTCCACGTTGTCCTTGACTTTTGTTATCCTGTCTTTGTTGTCACGTATGAACTGCATGGTGTCTCTGTTTTCCGCTTGGATGTGTCCCCACATCTTTTCCAGATTTTCGAAGTGTTGGTAGTTAGGGTATGTGATCGTGAATTCCCCGCAAAGTTTCCACCACTCCAAACACTCGAAGTCATTCCTATAGACCATCACAATGGGATATCCCTTGTCTTTCAGTTTGTCCAATTGGTGTGCGAATGTGTGTGCTTTCACGATCCTCTTGCCTGTGCCCGAGAAAGGTCCGTTCCAATCGTCTACATCAAACTCCATTCCCGGATCCCAGTATGCTCCAATGTGCATGAGGTGTTTGCGTCCAGGGGTGTCGGCATCGTGCCAGTAGGTCCTTGCCTCAGAATAATCTGTGTGATCTATGTCCGCACTCCAGTAGATGTTCTTGACAACACTACTCCACTTTGATCCCGGCGCCCCTGTGAACAGTATGTACATTATTTGGTCAACTCTTCCTTGTAGACGGCATTGTAACCCAACTGGTTCTTTCCAAAATCAGATAGTGTTTTCAACGCACCTGGAGTGATGAATGACTTCAGGGTCCTCACCGCGGCGTCGCCCTCCGCACCCGTCCTCCATTCGTACTTGCCAACCTTTTTCTCTATCGCGGCCACAGACTCTGGATCCTTGATCATCCTGTCAAGTGCGGCAACGAGCTTGTCCCGGTTGGGATTGCCCTTGTTCACCCAGAAAGCCTTCTGTAGTGCGTCCCTCCAACTCTTGACCAGTTTGTAGGCGTCATAGAAGTCACCGCTCGGTGCAACTCCGTGTGTGGATTCATACAGTGCCTCGAATGTTGGTTCCGTGAAGTTTGGATCGTTGTCGTGCTTACCCGTTTTCACATTCAAGAGTCCGTGATGGAACCAAGTGTAGGCATCGCCTTTCTCAATCACTGGCATCACGTGTTTCTTGTACGCGGCAGGATTTTCTCGTGTAGCGTTTAGGTCACCCCTGATGAATGCGAGTCTCCTCTCAGACCCTTTCATGCCTTTCACCCATACGATTTTTTCTTCAAACGTCTTCACCGGATCATCGTTGGGTCCTGTGAGCAACATCACGATCGCCATGATCTCCGGTGTCATCCCAGATCCTGATGGAAACTGGATAGGTCCGTTCTTTGTGTCTGCCTTGTTCCTGGCGCCCACTATGATGTTGAGATTCATCTGTCCCACCGACTCCCAATCAAGGTAGTTGTAGTCCACGGGTTCAACGAGATATGATATACCGTTACCACCGTGTGACACCAGTATGGTCCGGTCATCGAATCTCAGTTTGTTTTGGAACTCGTTTGGTCCCAGTTGGTCTCTAGCACCTGGCTTGTAGACGAGATTGATCTTCTCACCCAGGTGTTTCTCCCATTCAGCCACAACTATCTGTGCCCACACAGAAGTTCCACCAGATGGTTTTTGAGGCACAATCAAGTTGTAGTCGGCCATCGCGGTTGTTGTCATTATGATCAACGCCATTATCGTTTTCTTAAGCATAGTCTATTCTGCTCCTTTTTGTTATGCCCCAGTACAGCAACAGTATAACACAGATCATTATGGAAATAAAGATCGGTCTTGTGATCAGATCCGTCACCGTGTGGAGCGTTGTTAGTTGGTAAGTGAGATTGTAGATCCTGTCACTCAACAGGAATCCGATCAGCAGTGCTGGCCTGCTGACTTGGAATTTCTTACACAGCACTCCCAAGATCGAGAATGCGAAGAGCACCGCGAGGTCCTCCCAACCACCGGTGTACTGTAGCGTGGCCCAGATTATCACAGCAAGTATGAAAGGAAAGTAATACACGTATGGAATACGTGTGACCCAACCTGCGAAATATGCCAGTCCATAACAGATGACGGCGGTAATTATCGTTCCCAGCAAGAAAGCAAATGTCATGCTGTCAAATAATCTGTCGTCGTGGAATGTGTCAGGTGATCCTAGGTCTATGCCCAGGTATAAGAAAAGTCCCATCAGTATCGCGGCGAAACTGGCACCCGGTATGCCAAACAGCACGGTTGGAATGAATGACGAGGCCTTCTGTGCGTTGTTGGCCCCCTCGGCACCTATCACGCCTTTGACGTTGCCCACACCAAACTTCTCCTTGGGATTGGCCGCAACCGTGGCACCGTATGCCAACCAGTCTGCCATTGCTCCACCCAGTCCTGGTAACAATCCAATAAAAGAACCTATTGCCCCTCCTCTGAGGCTGTCCTTCCAACAGATAAGTGTGTCTTTCATTCCCTGTTTAAGATCATGCCAACTGCCGTGTTCCGCCCGTATTGTTGTTGTCTTTTTTCTGTTGAACCATCCATCCCACAGTTCAGGTATGGCGAACAGTCCTGCCACGAAAGGTAATATTTGTACACCGTCCTCGAGATATCTCCATCCCAGGGTGAAACGAGGAACATTATTGACATCAACACCTACCAGTCCTATTGTCACTCCTAACACTATGGCTAGTGTGCTTCTAATATATTTCCTAGTTGAAACGAATCCAACAGTCACAAATGCCAACAGCACCAGCGCCCACAGTTCAGGTACGCCCATGTACATCACAACTTTGGTGTACCAAGGCAAGAATAAAAATGTAAGTGATCCCCAAAACAATCCGTTGGCAGTGCTGGAGGTTATGGCGGCTGATAATGCTCGTGTTGCCTCTCCGTTTTTGGCCATGGGGAAGCCATCCACCATAGTTGCGGCCGCAGAGTTGGCTCCGGGTATGCCGAGTAGCACACCACTGAATGAATCACCGGTTGTTGATGAAGCAACGACTGCCACACAGAATATCACGCCCAGGTAGGGGTCGCCCACGAAGTAGGGCATGAATCCAAACAGTGTGATAAGACCTGTTGTTGCTCCCGCGGCTGGTATCAGGCCAATGATCAAGCCATAGACGATACCCGCCATTAATATAGCAAGTTCCATATACTATCGATTTTTGGGGTTGATGTTGTGAACTTCCTTGGGAGCGTTACAACAAATTATATAAAATTATTTAGTGGCACTATTATGTACCCCATTTATTTCCGAACAGGTCCACGTGCAGTCTTGGGGAGTATTTGTAGCCGTTCTTCATGGCCATCTCTGCCACCTGTGATGATGTCTTAGATTGACCTTCCTGTGTGGCCCCTACAGCCATGAGATATATGTCTCCAGTGACCCCCGCCTTAGAGTATGCCTCCCTTGCCGAATCCACTTCCTTAAGATCCTGTTCGTCCTGCACCACGAACTTGAAGTATAGGTGTGTGTTGGGTATCAGTGAGTATTGCCTCGCCACATCCGCTCTTATGGCCTTCTCCCATGCCTCGCCTGATATGCTCAGTTTTGGTGATGTTGACCATGTCACGTGTACAGGTTCCTTAGTGTAATCGCCCGCGGTCAGTCCATGCATGAACTTGTCGAAGTTGTCCTTCCATGCCTGTGTGCAGTTGGTCTCTACGGTGATGTTCTTTAAGTCGTTGAATTCTGGTTGCCTGATCAGTGCCTCGATCTGTCTCTGCCACATCATGGGTTCACCGCCCGTGATTATGAAATGAACATCCTGTCCGTTCGCACAGGTCCATCGGTTCTCTGGTGTGTGTGCTGTGACCTTTTTTGCTATCTCGTCTACAGGATCCCAATCCACTAGGTCCTTGTATCTAGCGCTCCAGCTGGCCGAAGCGTCGCAACCTATGTTCACAACCGGTAGTTCGGATATGTGTTTGATGTTTGTGATGTCCTGTGTGTTGTAGGGCATGTCTTCGGGTTGGATCCATTTTGATCTATCTCTACCCTGTCCAAAGCCATGGCAGTGGAAATTACAGCCAAACGTCCTAAAGAACACCGAAGGCACTCCAACGAACCTCCCCTCGCCTTGTACACTGTAGAATATTTCCGAATACCTTATTCTTTCCATAATTCTGGTTTTATATTTTTTGTTGCCTTGACTATCTCATCTATTGTAAACTGGTCTTGCTGTTCTGTCAACTTTGGCTTATTTAGATCATCTGGAAAATCTCTGTACAAAAAGTGTTGTATGGTATCGGTATTCACATACTGATTGAATCCAACATGTACCTGATCTACTTTTTTGTCAGCAATGGTAATAGTCATAGCATCATCAAGAGCCTGCATAGTGTCAAACTCCATGTCAATCCTGAATTCAGGTAAATCCATTGACCTGAAACCCAGTTTCATCCTAGTGATCCTGTAAGTGGACATTTTCCTGTGATCGACTAACTTATCTAGGAACAATTTCATCTTGTACACGAAGTCATGTGCTGTGATGTTGTCTTTGTGGTCGGCGTATATGGTGTAGATGTTCACACTATTTCTTCTTGCTCTTGTCTAACCTTACCACCTTGCCGTCCGTCTCCTTCATGTAACCAGTGTTCTCCCTCACTATGTCGTTGTGTGAGAAATTGGCCCAGTAAAGTTCAAAAGCCACGCCGTCCTCGAGTCCTTCGAACGTGTGATATTGTCCTGGTTTGACGGCTGTAAAGTCGCCTGGGTTAAGTATGGTCTCGTCCACGAGGTCGTAGTCATTCGCCCAAACCCTAATCTTCATTTGCCCCGACACCACGTAGAAGCCGTTCCATTTCCATTCGTGTTTGTGTTTGGAACAAACACCACCCTTCTTGTAATCTATCCTGTGGAACTCACATGAACTGTTCGCTAGTATCAGTTCTGTTTCTCCCCAAATCTTTCCTGCCTTATTTCCCATAAATTTTGTACCTTCCTATACTTGTATTATAAAGGATATTTAGATGAGTTGTCAATGGGGGAGAAAAAAACTCCCCCTGATCGACTATTTTTTCTTCTTGCCAATGACCTGCAGTCTGTTCAACAGTATTCCATACGCTGGTAGGAACACTATCAGACCGACCACGATCTTGGTCAGTGTGTTGTTCTGCGCAACCACGTGCCAGTTCTCACCGATCCACGATAGGTTACCTTCCGCATCCAACGATCCTGCGAACGCCACGTAAAAGAACGAGTATGTGTCGATTATGTTCGCCGCGATGGTCGATAGTGCCGGTGCCGCCCACCAATTGTCAGATCTTTCTCTGATCGCTTGGAAAACGTACACGTCAAGCATGGTACCAATCGCGTATGCCGTACCTGATGCGAATCCAACCCTATACGCGTGTGGATCACCCAGTGCCAACAGTACCAGTACTGATGCAACGATGGCTGGAATGATCGCCATTGCTACGACGGCCCTTCCCGCTTCCTTGCCGACCAATCTGACCGTCAAGTCAGTTGCGACTACTACGATCGGAAATGTGAATGCCGCCGCCGCAAGTGGAAACGATCCAAACAACGGAAGGTCCGCACCAGGGAACAGATCAAATCTGATCGTAACTAGGTAGTTCGACACAGCGATAACAAGTGTGTGTAGAATTACTAGATTTCTTACAAGCGTCTTGTCAACGCCTGCCAGTAGTGATTTTAACATTAATCCTCCTTAAGGTTTGTTTAATGTATCAAGATTTTAGCATTTTAGCGATAGGTGAGTCAACATTTAAAATTGATTTATAAAGATAAAATCTTTAATTTGCCAATTGTACCAGTCGTCTCGTGTGTATTTTCTGGTAGTATTCGAAAAATTTCGTCGTATTCCAAAATGCCTGTATTGAAACCCCACTTGGCCGGACGTCCATTTACTCTATTTTTCCTGCATGGATCTAGAAAGTAGATATTGTGTTTTTTTGAAACTGGTATAGTCAAGGTTTTTACTCCTCCGTGCCATGTGTTCACGTTAACTTGTCCCTGTTCAATTGTGACTCCATTCCCAGGCCATTCGATTATGTGGTCATTGTAAATATCGTCGGGTTTCGCGTTTGGTCTGTTTTGTTCTACTAGCCTTGGATTTTTGTATATCAAATTTCCTAATTTGTGTAGACTTTCGTGAGACTCGAACAAACATTTTGGGAAAAGAAAAATACTATCAATCATTAAAGTGTTGGATTTGGTCATGAAACCATTGGTGCTATTGGCACTGTAGTCTTCTATTTCAATTCTCACTTGTTCGTCTAAAACCGAATCATCTATTTCATAAACGTGTATCTGCTCAGGTTTGTCTTGATAATCGACTACATTCGTTTGTTCTAGCCTATGAGCATACCACCATTTGAACTCTTTTATGTTCTTGTATTTTGCTGAAATTTTAGTTTTGTTGACACGTTTAGTGTATATCTCCTTGTCTAGGTAAATGTCGTCTAATAGATAATTGTCACTGTAAAGTCTCACATTCATTTTTTTACGATAATGTCGATAGATAAACGAAAATATTAAAAGGTATCTCATACAGGTAGCCTAAATTTATTTACTACAATAAAGGTATTTGAAAATTTTATTTGTCCCAATCTTCCCATGGAAACACTATCCATGCGGGCACCTCGTCCTTGTTGATCTGGTAACCATGGTAGTCCATCTTGACCGGAGACGGTTTGTTGTTGATCAAGGCCGCAAAACGGATCCTGTCGTCTGGCTTGCCAAAATTGTCTAGGATATATTGGAATGTCGCACCAGAGTCGTTGATGTCATCTATGATCAGTATTTTCTTCTGGAAAGCGAACACCTTCTCTAACACCGATAGGTCGGGTTTGGATGTATGGTCTCGCAATCTCACGTCAAGTGCTTCGTGTGGCACGTTCAGCCTGTGTGAGAGATACACGCCAGGAATACATCCACCCCTGTTAATGCCCAGTATAACGCTTGGCATCCAGTTGCTGTGCACCATCTGGTCTTCAATCTGTATCAGTGCATTGCGCATCTGACCTGTGGTGAAATAGCTCTTGTTGACTTCTTCCGTCATTGTATCCATCCGAAGTACGTAAGGTAGTATCTAAATGCTCCAGAAACTAACATGGCCAGTAGAATTGTGTTTAATATTATAAGTGCTCTATCATGCCATTTGAATCCCACCCATAACCATCCGGCCGTGCCCACTATGGAGAATGACACGTCAAATATTTTGGGTATCTCTTCGACTGACCTACACAGCACCGCACAGCAAACGAACGCAACAGAGATCCACTTCACGTACCACGTGGAATCGTGTATGGGTGTGACCTTGCGCACCGAACTGAGGCTGTCTTCAAGTGCCTCGATCTTGTCCTCTATCTCGTCTACTCTATTTGGTGTAACGCTCATAGACCCTGTTGATGTTGTTGTTGACCCTAACGAAAGTGGCACACTTGGGCATATCTTTGAGTCTACGGGCACCGATGTAAGTGGCCGCTGATCTCACTCCGCCTAATATGTCCTCCACTGTTGGATTCACAGGTCCCCTGTGTGGCAGGCTGATCCACCTTCCCTCGTTGCCCCTGTATCCGTCTTTTCTCTTGCCGTGTTTCTCACGAGCCCTGTCTGAGCTCATGCCATAAAATTCAACCTTGCCGTCCACAACTGGTTGTTCTGACTCATCGTGTCCCGCCAGCATTCCACCTATCATGACAGCGTGTGCTCCCCCACCGAACGCCTTGGCTATGTCTCCGGGCCACACACATCCGCCATCCGCCATTATGTGTCCATCAACGCCGTTGGCCGCATCAGCGCATTCCACAATAGCCGAGAACTGTGGCACACCTATGCCGGTCATCGTCCTCGTGGTACACACTGATCCTGGTCCTATTCCGATCTTGACCATGTCAGCACCGTTAATGATCAGTTCCTCCACCATCTCTGGTGTGACCACGTTGCCCGCCACTATGACCTTGTCTGGGTATTCGTCTCGGACCATCTTGATGAAATCCACAAAATTCTGGTGGTATGCGTTAGCAACATCTATAGTGATCATCTTGACATCTGGGAAACTCCTCAACACGTCCTGCATCCTCGCATAGTCTTCCGCTTCTGGATCCCATATCTTGTTGGTGCCTGTACAGACGCTTACACTCTGTAGTCTCAAGCCTGATCCCACTGCTTCCTTCCATTGATCCAGTGTGGTTGATTTTGTTATAACAGTCATCATCTTGTGTTCCTGTAGCACCTTGGCCATGGAGAATGTACCAACACCGTCCATGTTACTGGCGAATATTGGAGTGAATTCCATTATCTTGCCGGAATTCCGGAACTTAAATTTCCTCGTCATGTCCACATCTCTCCTAGAACTCAAAGTGGAGCGCTTGGGTTCCATCAGCACATCGTCGAAATTTAGTTTTAGGTCCTCCTTAATTCTCATCTTCTTGCTCCTTTGCTTCACACATCTTCTTTACGTTGTTGTAGTGATCCCATGCGTCTTTTAACGCTGGGTACTTTTCTCTTAATTTTTGATCAGTTTCAAACTCTAGTTCACCAAAACTGTAACTCATGCCATCTATGGTCAGCATCTCTGACGCGGATCCTGTGTTGACATCGCTAATGTCCCAGTCCTCCATGCGCCAGACTCCGTCCGACGTTTTCTTCTCTTCCTTACCCATGGCCCTTCATGCTCATGCAGATCTTGTAGAATTCATCTCTGGTTGCTGGATCGTCTTTGAACGCACCTAGCATTATCGCTGTTGTCATGTCTGATTCGTGTTCCCTCACACCTCTGTGTGTCATGCAGTGGTGTTCTGCCTTGACCACAACCGCTATGTTCTCGGTCTTGGCGTACTTCTTCAGTTCCTCCGCTATCTGTGTGGTCATCTCTTCCTGTATCTGTGGTCTCTCCACTATGTGATGCACTATCCTATTGAACTTACTCAGTCCAATGACCTCACCGTTGGGAATGATGCCAACCCATGCCTTGCCCACTATGTTCTGGAAATGGTGCGCACACGTGGATCTTATCGATATCGGTCCCGATGTATACATGCTCTTGTAACCCATGTTGGGGAAACTTGTGACCCTCGGCATTGGTTTAAACCTGCCACCGAACGTCTCTCTGATGTACATCTTGGCCACACGTTTTGCGGTTTCCTGCGTGTTGTGATCATTCTCCGTGTCTATGACCAGGCTGTCCAACACACCCTGTAGTTTCTCCTGTACCTCTGCCTGTAACTCGTCAATCTCGCCGTCCTCGATGTAGTCGGCGATGTTGTCATTGGCGTGGAACCTCTTGCCCGCCTTCTTGATCCTGTCCCTGATCCTCTTGCTGACTGCCTCATCCGGCATCCAACTGTCTTTTAATATGTCTTCGCTCATTATTGTATTTCCTTTTTATGTGTCTTGTTATACCATTGTACAGCAGTGGCCACCACGTTGTCAATGGAACTCTGTATTGGCTCCCATCCTAATATTTTTTTAACCTTTGTTATGTCGGCTACTAGGTATGCGGGGTCTCCTGGACGATTTGGATGCACTTCTATAGTCATCTCTCCTGCGTATTTCTGTACCGCATCTAACAGTTGTCGATTCGAAGCGGGTGCTCCTGATCCGAGATTGAAAACTTCAGCAACCTCGTTGTCTGATGCGTAATTCAATGCCTTTACATGTGCGTCGGCCAGATCCATCACATGGACGTAATCTCTCACACAGGTTCCATCCTCTGTGGGATATTGGTCACCAAACATTTTGAATTTCTTACCTTGTTTTACAGCATCTATAGCCAATGGTATTATGTGAGTTTCCTTCTCCCTCAGTTCTCCCACTTCTGCTTCTGGATCCGCTCCCGCGGCGTTGAAATACCTTAATCCAACACTGCTCAATCCGTATGCTCTCTGATAATCTTTACAGATCATTTCCATCATCAGTTTACTGGCTCCGTATGCACTTATGGGTTTAGGCCAATCTGATTCCTTACACAATCTCATTCCTGGATCTCCATATGTCGCGGCGCTGGAACTGTAGACAAACGTATTGACTCCGCATTCGATCAACTTGTCCAGTAGCACGACAGTCGCTATCACGTTGTTCTTGTAGTATTCGGATGGGTCCTTCACAGATTCCGCCACGGAGGCACTGCCCGCGAAGTGTATACAACTTGTTATGTTGAACCTTTTTATGATCTCATCTAACCTCTCTATCTCTTGTGGTAGGTTTATATCGAATATCGGCCCAAACTGGGCTGGTTTGAATTTGGTCTTAGTGTCCCTGTCTATGACAACTGGTGTGTACCCGTTCTTGGCTAGGAACTTACAGGTGTGTGAACCCACGTATCCTGCCCCGCCGGTGACCAATACTGCTTTGCTTGAACCTTTAATACTTGGATTCTGATACTGGTGTCCTGTAGTGTCTTCCATCTCTTCTCCATTGTTCTCCCTTGCCTGTCATAATGTCAATCATCCTGTCTATGGTACCGTTGGTCCAATCAGAAATCCGACCTATACTAGGGGATGGTTTGCTTAATAGTACTTCTAGTTTTTCAATCGCGTCCTGCTGTGACCACGGAATGTACATCCTGGTGTGGTCGTTTGCGAATGTTTCCGGGAATGATCTGTATGCGGGGAATAAAGTGTTGCATCCTAGTGAGTCCGCTTCACTTACTGTGTTTGAAACCCAGTCCTGTAATGCGCAGTTGAACATCACCCTCGAATCAGCCAATATTTCATAGTACTCGTTCTTCTTAAGGTTCTCGTGTATGGTCAGTATGCCTTCCTTGGCCAGGTGTCTGGCCTCTTGCACATAAAATTCGTTATTTGACCTTAATGGTCCACCTTGACATATGGCGAATTCCACGTCTGGATGTTTCTTCTTGTATTCCGTTGCTAGGTCCATGTAGAATTGTGGCTGTTTCTCTTGATCCCATCTGGCGCCAAACACCACTCGTTGGCTTCTTTCAATAAATGGTTTGATGTTCTCCACCCTGTTTTGAACCTCTTCCTTACCGAATGATAGTCCTGATATGTTGTATATGGGTGCTGACCAATTTGCAATACGCATATGTGCCACCATCTCCTCATTGGTTGCCAGTATGTTTACATTTGGAATTTCGTTACACATCTGTTCATACATGCTCATCCATTTGCTCATGCCCCATACGTGTACAAAGTCATCCGGATCTATGGCCTGTGCCAGACATCTCAGGTATATGGTTGGTCTGTGTTTGTCTTCCACTTGGTTCAGGATGTACGGTAGTGACTCCATGCCCGGTTGGAACATGTCCTCGAAGAATATGATGTCTTTGTTGGTGACCTCACCGTTCCTCATCATCTGTACTAGGTTCATCATCTGGCTCATGCCGAAGTATGACCTGCCGTGTGCGTCCAGCACCTGTCCAACACTGATCGCTTTCGTGTCATCGATTGTAGTACCTGGGACAACCACATAATCTATTCCTCTTTTCTTATATGCTCTCTCCGTCCAATCCTGAAGTTGTAGTGTGTATCTGCCTTCGTAGGGCTCTAGTCCCATGTAAAATATCTTCATAGTTGTTTGACCTCATTTCCCCCTTCTGGGTTTGCGTATATGTGTGTGGTGTATCCTGCCATTGGATTTGCTTTGACGTACTCCATGATCTTATTTAGAGTGTTTTGATCGCCTTGTGAACTTTCTATGTACCTCTGGTAGCAGGGTTCCTGTCTGTAATGTTTCTTCACGAAGTTGTCCATCACTATGGTGCCTCCCCATTTGGTATTGAAATCGCTTAGGTAGTTCTCTGAATAAAACTCGAACATTCTGTCATGGTTCACATTGACGTTGGATTCGGGTTCGAATATTAATCTAATCAGCATTTGTTTCCTTCCACTCTGCTAGTTTAACTTGATATTGCTCTTCTGTCAATCCGTGCCAACCTATGCACTTACCAGTGGGAGACCTGCCACAGGGACAGGATTTCTTCTTGAAAATGTCGTCGTAGTTCGAGCGATAGTTGGTGTTGCTGGGTCTAGATTTCCCGTCCCAATTACCCGGCATTTTCTTTCAGGTACTTGATCATTGTGTCTGCGTCTGAGACCTCGAAAGGATCTCCGTTGTCACCCGCGTTGTTCTTGCCTGGTTCCTCGAATACCTTAACGACCTCCCCGTTGTCAACCAGCATGGAATATCTCCACGATCTCATTCCGAAACCCACGTGGTCCTTGTTGACCAACATTCCCATTCCTTGTGTGAAAACGCCTGATCCGTCTGGTAGCACTTTTACTCTTTCGATCTTTTGATCCCTTGCCCAAGCATTCATCACGAAAGCATCGTTTACACTCAGACAGTAGACTTCATCTACGCCCAGTGCTTTGAGCTCATCGTATTTCTCCTCGTAGCCCGGCAGTTGCTGTGAACTACAGGTTGGTGTGAATGCTCCTGGTAGTGCGAATACTACCACTTTCTTGTCGTCGAATATCTCCGCTGTGTCGACGTCCTTCCATTCTCCACCTATCAGTGCGCATCCGCCTACCGCTTGGTCATCGCCTATTCGTGTTTTGAAGTTTGTGTATGGTACTCTCATGTCGTTATGCTCTCTCCTTTGTAAGTTTGACCGTGCCGTTTTTGGTGTGTTTGATCCTGTGTGAGTTCTGTAGTGCCAGGTGTAGGAAGGATTCGTACTTGTCATCCTTGACCAACAGAGTTATACATTCGTCCATGTCTTCGTCATCGCTGTATCCCGAGTAGGCCCATATGAAATCTTTGCCGTACTTCATTCCTAGGTTGCCCGCCGTGGTGCAGATGTTGGCCACCGCGTCTACGGTGTCATAGCCAGCGTTCAGTCCACCACCCTCTATGGGCAGGTGTCCCATCCTAGTGGTCGCTCTCTTCTGTTTGAACTGTAACTCTTTCATTAATCTCTCAATTCATACACAGCGTATGACCCATTTTCACCGTCCTCTGAGACGTTGATATCTATACGTCTGCCCGGGTATCTCTTGGCTATCTCAATGTATAGGTCATCACTCATCATTTCACAACTCTTGAAGTCGTTCTGTAGAGTGCCTTCCTTGTACAGGTTCAACAGCCATCTCTTGAACTGTATGAATTCTATGTCTCTGTCATCGTGGAACACCTCGATGGCCACCTTGAAGTGGAAAATGTGTCTGTGTGGATGTCCCAGGAACGACACATCGTACTCGTCGCCTGTGGCCAGTTTGGGATCTGTCAGTGCCGCCGGGTATTTGTGCATTCCTTCCTTCTGGAATGTTACCCAAATCATTTTTTCGGCCTTGCTGGCCTGTTCCTTCAGTGCTTGATTTCGTTGGTGCTCAGTATCCATTTGTTCTCCTGTATTGGTTTATCCTGTTTGTATTGTTTCCACGAAGTGAAGCCTGCAGATTGTTTGAAATGATTCATGCTCATTGTCCATACTCCGGGATTTGTTTTGTTGAAGTCCACGTCATCGACTTTGATGCAGAGTTGATCGTCATCTTCGGAATTGGCAAATATTATGGAGCAGAATGGTATGAACAGTTCGTTCTTCCATATCAATTTGAATCTCTGTTTGACTTCATCGTGTAACGAGTATGGATAATCTATGGTCACGTAGTAACCTGCTTCCATTAACTTGATCATCTGCGATAGTTGTAGTCCGTGGTTGTACATGAATGATCTGTTTGCGCCATAATATATCGCTTTGGCATTGACCATTTCAGCAAGTTCTTTGATCTGTTCCAGTGTGAGATCGTTCCTTGCCAGGAAAAGTGTCTGTAGACCGTAGGCTGGTGTGTGTTCTATCTCCAGTCCTGAAAACACGCCTACACTGTCACTCTTGCCTGTTTTGTAATCTCTGTCCATGTCTTATTATACTATGTGTTGGCTATCTTGTCAAGGTGGCTCTAGCCCTGGCTATCGCATCCTTGATCATCAACTTGGTCCTCTTCAATCTGGTAAGCACCTCCTTGCTCTCGGAACTCCTGTCCTTGAGCCTGTCTTTGGTAAGTTGTGCCACCTTCTTGTCAAGGTACTGGTGCTCATCTTCAAGTTTCTTGAGTTTTTTGCTTTTTTTTCTTTTTGTTACCATGTTGTCCTCCTATTCAAATAAAGAACTGAAGTTGTTGGTGCCCTTGCCACCGCCTGTTGCCCTGGCCCACCTGTTGCCTCGTATGTCCGACAAGTAACTGGACGCTCCCGCGATCACGTCCATGGGCTTCTCGCTGGTGAATACCTCTTCAACGAAGGTGTTGAAGTACAGGATGTTCCTGGGAACGTATATGCTGGGCTCGTCGGTCTTGTCACTGGCTTTGGTCTTGCGCCAGTGTTTCACTTCTGGCCTGTGCTTCAGTGATTCTATGTCATTGATGTCGTTGGCGATCTGTATGGCCCTGATCTGGTTGTAAACGTTGTGCGCCATCATCAGCACATAACTGAAACTGTCCCACGATGTTGAACCGATCTTGCCATTCTTGTTCACATCATTCTCGCCATACCAGCACACGTCTCCCATCCTCAACCTACGTCCGATTCCGCTGTCAAACGGGAATTGTATGTCAGATCCTTTCAGTCGCTTGTCGTCTGGTGCTTTGTCCATTATGAATGAAAACCTGTCTGGGGTGAATGAGTTATGCGTGTAAACCAATCCGTTCGCTGTGGACAGGAACGCGGACGCACTGTCAAAACTTATAGTGAAGTTGGGGTTGATCAATTTCCTGACCTGTCTCTGGACCTGTGTCAGATAACATGCCCAATCCATCTGTGATGTTCCTAATACGTGCATCCAGTCCTTGCCGTCCAATTTCTTCTCGTCTCTCATGATGATCAGACGTTTGAGCATTACTTCCATGTCACACATGTTGATACCACCCATTGCCCATCCTTCGAATTCGAAGTCTTTGACTGCGTCATACCATATCTGTGCCGTGTTCCAGTCATCCCCCTGTAACACATTCAACAGTTTGGTTTGACCCAATCTGTTTTTCTGGAAGAACTTGTTGTTGTATATCGTTCCGTCTAACGTGTCTCGGAAACTGTTCAGTCCTGTCTTTGGCGAGTTTAGATCATCTGCCGCCCATGTTGGCACGTCCAGTGTCATCGCCCAGTCACTTGTTAGTTCTAGCCAGTTCAGTATGTCTGACCTGACCTTGTTTGCTTTGTTACCCTCGAAATCTTTCCAATCAAATTTTATTACACCCTTACCTATCTGGTATCCACCGGAGTCACCCACTATGGTGCTGAACTTCCTGTCCCTGTTCACGAACATGTGATCCCTGTCTCCAACTTTTTCCATGTCCAAACAGGCGTGTCCAGCCGAGTACAGTGCTGTGGGGTATGTGAACATTCCTTGTTCTGGGTTGATGAAGTTCAATCCCTCCACACCATTCTCGAAGCCCTTGGGTATCCTGTCTTCTGAGATGTGTTTGCCTTCTGAAACTCTCTGTTTGCTGATAAACGTGTTGTAGAAGTTTGAGATAGCAGGCAGGAACACCGCGAAGTCTCTGCTGAGTTCTCCCAAATGTTCCTGCTTACTATTGTTCGTCGTCATTACTGCGCCTGTGCTGGTATAATGTACTGGTACTTGCCCAGTCCTGAGTCAACAGTGACCATCATCGCACCCTCGTTAGAGAAGTGTAACGTGACCTTGGCTGAGTCAGAAAGTTTAAGTATCTGTAACACCTGCCCCACCGGCCAACTCCAACCCTTGTTAAGTGTGCCCTTAACGTCGGTTGCGAAAACGAACTCACCACCATGTGACGCTTGGTCACCGAAGGTGAATACCAGATTTCCATCCTCCGTCCTCACGACGAATGAATTGTGTTCTGTGTTTGCTGTGGCCTGGAAGTTGAATCTCTGCACACTCGCCACTGAAGGTTCGATCTCGACGTCCCACTTGACGCCCTTGAACTTGACCGTCTTGAGTTTCTCGTTGATGATCTCGGCGTTCATGAACCTGTAGTCATTCTTGAAGTCACCCTTCTCGTTCTCGAAATGGATACCCGTCGGAACCGTTGCGCCGTTTCTCTCACCGGACAACACTGTTATGTTCGCCTTCTCCTTGTACTCCGGACACTTCAGGTGGATGTCCAGTTTGCCCATCTGAGGCATTCCGAACGTACCCGTCATCTCCGGTTGTGGTTTGTGGAAAGACCCCTGCAGGATCACAGATCTGTCTTCGGCCATTGAGTCGATAGTAGTTTCCTTATCGTCCCCAGTGATCTTGACCAGATCCAAGAATCCCAATCCATGCGTGTGTTTAACGATGTCTTTTAAGATGTCTATCATAATACTCCTATTGTATATGATATTTAGATCTTAGTCTAGTGTTAATTCAGAAACTCCGTAAACAACTGGATTTTGTTTACCAGGATTACGGAATATGGCATAACTCGCCCCGGGTCGGAATTGGTTCATTTCTACCACTTCATATCCCTCCTGCAGGATCATTTCTGCCATGGCGGTCTTGGTGTTGTAGTTCCAGTAGCCTCGCTTGGCCAGGTCCAGTTCAAGGTCATAGTGGCAGTCCGCATACTGTATGAAGCAGTAGCCACCGGGTATCAGCACCCTCTTGATGTCATGTAAGTACTGTCGCACGTGCTGTTGTGTGAAGAACACGAAGGTGTCCCAACTGAACACGAGGTTGCAACTGCCTTGCGGAACAGTGTCACAACTAGTTTTATCAGTTGTCAAAAATCTGAGGTACTTGTGATGCTGAGGATTAAACAAATCTCTGATGACCTTTTCCCTGTCACGCAGTACATCAAGGAAATAGTTTAGCCTCCATGCGCGGAAGTCCATTGAGAACATGCCATCACCTGGTCCTATCTCTAGGCTGTTGTAGATGTTGGTCCTAGCGAACTGGAATATCTTTGACTGGACCATCCTGCGCACATCAGGGGTAACTGTGGGTTCCTGTTGTTTCTGTTTAAGGTCCCTTCTGAACCAGTCTGGGGTTTTGTCCAACCTGTCTATGGCCTCCTTGTTGTTGGCGTCAACAGCCAGTTCTATGTCTTTGAGAATTTTTAGATTTGAGTCTATCAACTCCTGCAGGTCCTCTTTCTTGACTTTCTCTAATTTTTCTATCAGTAATTTTATTTCTTCGATGCTCAACATAAAGGTATTTAGAATTCAAACAGTTTGTTGAATGTGTTCGTGGTCTCCGTGCTCTGTACGTCCCAACCCAACACACCTATGAGGTTGTCGATCTTTTGATCAAGTATCGTGCTCTCCATGGCATCTGAGTCAAACGGCAGTTCCTTGAACCATTCCGGTATACGCATCTCGTCTACAGGGTATGCTATGCTGGTGTAACCTAGGGGATTAGATTTCAGTTTACATACTATCACCTTGGCGCCATCCGTTATGGGCATGGAGTATTTGTCACCGTACATCTCCCTGCACCTGTTCCAGTTCATGCTGGCCCTGACGTGTCCTGGCATGTTGGTCTTGCCCTTCTTGTTCTCTTCCTCGGTGTATTTGGTCATGTTGTTGGCACGTTTAGGTGAACCCTTCTCCCAACCTGGTCTGGCCTTGAACTCCGCCCTGAACTCACTGATCTTCTCAAGCACCTCTTTCTCTGTCATGCCCGTCAGCACCATGTACAGTAGATCACTGAGGAAGTCCTGCACGAACACAGGGGTATCCGATCTCTTCAAATCTAGCCCCATCGCTTTCATTTTGCCCTCTTTGCCTTCCACATCCGCACGTTTACCTTCCTTGTCATAGTACAGCACCGCATATCTCTTCTTTGTGATGAATAATCCTTTACTAGCGACCAATTCCCTGCCCGCCGCAATAACTTCTCCTCTTGTGCTCGGAGTGTGGAACGCCCGGGTCATGAATGCCTTGAATGAGCCGTTGACCTCATCTGCTATACGATCATACAGTGCCACCACGCTGTCCTTGGTCCATGGTATGGCGCCTGATTCGATTTCTTTTTCCAATGTCTTTGCGGCCGAGAAGTAAACGGAATCAGTATCGCCGTATATCACGCTCTCGCCCAAGTGATCATACTTGCCCGCCACAACTTCGTTGACCTTGCTGGCCATGTGTCTCGTGATACATCTACCTGTGAGTGTCACACTCTGACCTATCCTGATGTCAAAGAATCTACATCCTGGGTTCAGTATCGCTCCATACAGACTGTTCAGGTTGATCTTCTTGACCAACTGTCTCTTGTCCCAGTACTCGCGTTCTATCTCGTTGTCGCCACAGTCACGCATCTTCTGTTGCATCTCCTGTCTCTCCGCGTACCAACGTTTCAACAATCCTGGTATTATGGCCTCATACTCGTATGTGAATATTGTTCCATTCGCGCTGAGCATCCACTTGTTGTTGCCATCGAAAATCACTTCATACAGTTGTGCCGCACTCATACGCACACTGGTCTTGTCCTCCCAGTCCACTATGATCTCCGTGCCCTTGTCCTGTTTCATCACTGCCTGGTACTCCCATGAGCCGAACTGGCTATCCCACGCGGCCGCGAACGACTTCTTAGCGTGTTTGGCCCTGTTGATCTCCGCGGAAGTTATCACTGGCCTTATCTGTCCCACGATGGTCTCTGGACCCATGTTCAATGCCCTGATCACACTAGGATATAGACTGTTGATGTCAATGGATCCGATCCAGTCATGTATGCCTTTCTTAGGCGTGGCCACGTATGCGCCAGCGGCTGGTTGGTTCTCCTCACCTTCCTTCTTGTACTTCCTGCCGGGCACCTGCATGCCTCTCCTGTGTGCTTCGTTCACTATGGCCTGTTCCGTCACTGCCACTGCGCCCATCGTGGTCTGTAGTAGCACGGTGTTCTGGTGTGCGATCTCGTTGGCCAGTTCTATGAACTTCAATTTCTTCTCAAGTTTGGCCAGCAGTGCCGTGTCCTGTCTGTTGTATTCTATGAACAAGCCAAAATCGTTCTTGTATAGATTATCAAGAGAACCTTCATACACGGTCTTCTTCTCACCAAGTTCATGTTCTCCAATCGCATCAAGTCTGAAACTGTGCCTTTCCTCGTATGTGTATTTCCTGTACAGTTCCAGCAAGTCCAGGTGCACCCTGCCCACAAGATCAAAACTCAACTGCTCTCGACCATATTTCTCGAACACCCTCTTCTTGGGCTTCTCACCCCAGAAACACAATCTCCTCGTGTCGTCTCCACTCAAAACTTTCTGTATCCGGCCCACGGTGTAGGGTATATCATAACCCTCTGAGTTCCATCCGCTCAATATGTCCGCGTCTTCCACAAGTTGTAGGAAAGCGTCCAGCATGTCCTTCTCTTTCTCGAACAGCATGGTGTTGTCGAATCTCTTCGTGAGCTCTTCGGCGTCCTTCATGCTGATTGTCTTGGGTGGCACCGCCAGTGTGACCAGTTGATCCGTCCAGCTCATGTAACAACTTATGGCAGTTATGGGCATGAACGGATCATCCGTCGTTGAGTAACCTCGATCTGGATCGAAGTCCACCTCAATGTCGAA